TCCTCTATCTTGATGCGAACACCACGAAGACGATAGCCCATTGCAAGGACATCAATCGCCCCCTGCACATCCGTTTCGCCGAGTTGGGCTATGGTGTCGTCGAAGAACATATTTGATGCTCTCTGTAATGCTAGTTTAAAAGCATTTGAAATACTCATTCCTTAATTCCTTTTCTTAGTAACAACTCACGTCTCCTGATCCTTGAACTGCGGCTGGTGCGCAGTGTAATCCACCTAATGGTATACATAGATCATCAGGCTCTGCGTTATCGCCGTCTATGATTACTGGTTTACTATTTATTCTCACAGTAGAACCGGATGGAATTAATTGTCCATTCCCATCAGTATTTGGATCATCTTCCACGGCCCATAGTAAATTATTTACGAATACTGTTGATTGTCCAATCACAATAGTAGTTGCTCCACACGCGCGCAGGTCTGACTGTCTATGTGCTCCGGGCATTATTTTCTCTTCGAAACCTTGACTTTATATTTATTCACTACATTGACAGTGACTTTAATATCATGGAGATTCATAGTCAGTAGCCTTATCTGAAATACGAGCCACACCTTCTATAATTTTATAATATTCAGACCCATCATTAATGAAAATATCATAATGGTAATTATCAGTGCGTATATCTAATGTAGCATTAGATGCTAGTGAATAAGTGAATATTCCCGTATTAGGTGTTGCTGATGCTATATCAAACTCTAGAATTACATTTGATGAATAATTATATTTTAGACCAGAATAAAAAGTGTAGCCTGTAAGATCTACTGGTGCATTATTTCCGTGCTTAAGTTCAGCAACCGCTTCGAAATATGAACCTTTGTCTATGTGAATATTGAATTTCTGTGCCATAGTGACCCTCTTTAGTTGTATTTATCACTAATAAATTGTTAGAAAAAGTTGATTAAACGTAAAAATAGTTGTTGACAACATTTTAGATACCTGTATAATAGGTTGTGCCTGATAAAAAATGATGGATCATTAATTAATACATATTCACTATATGATACTAGAAATTAATAATGACATGAGTTCCACTCATGAGTAAACTATATCAGTAAATTATATACAGTAATAAATAGTTTTTGATACACTAGAATCAGGAATTATAATTACTATGTCAACAGTCACTGATAACAAGAACTTTCTTAGTCCTGTAGGTATGGCATTTACACTACAGAGAGCATTAAATTGTAAATTTACTTGTCAACAAGCTAACCTGCCATCTATATCTGGTAATCCAGTGAATATTCCCACTCCATTCGTGACAATGCCAATGGGATATGATACTATTACCTTTAATGAATTCTCCATGACATTTATAGTCAATGAAGATCTGGATAATTATCTGGAACTACAGTCATGGATGTTTAGTATTGGTTTTCCAGAGAGTTATGAACAACATAAGGGTATTGCATCAGCATCACCTGGTTCGGGTACTGGAATTGTATCTGATGGTACTCTACTGATCATGAACTCTGCTATGAAACCTAATTTTGAAGTCACTTATAAGAATATGTTACCAATATCACTCTCTGATCTACAGATGGATGTGACACAAGAGGGTATTGAATATATAGTTTGCACTGCTTCATTCCGATATGAAACTTTTGAAATTCGGAAATCAACATAATGAGGAACAATGAATATAGATCAAATACTAGAAGAATGGAGTAAAGATTCTGATATGGATCGAAATGATCTAGGTGAAGAATCATTGAAGATACCAAAACTCCACGGTAAGTACTACAGAATGTATGTGACAGAGAAAATGAAATGGATTGGTCTGAAAGAAGACAAGAAGAAGTTAGTACTTGATAAGCATGATTATTACCGTGGTATTATGCCAGTTGAGGAAGTAAAGAGAAGAGGATGGGAAATCTGGAACCTCACTGTACTGAAGAGTGAACTTCCTATGTATATTGATTCAGATGAACATATCCGGGAATTAAATCTGAAAATCATGCTCTTGGAAGAGAAATGTAATCTTATCGAGAGTATATTAAAAAATATTGCTACTCGTGGCTACCAGATCAAAACGGCAGTAGAATTTGAACGTTTCCGAGCCGGGAACTAATATTCATAAATACTCTATTGGTTTAATTTCCACTAGAGTTAGTTATGGCAGAAAAAGTAGTAATATATAAAAAAGATGAAGTCCATGTTGTCCTGAAAGGTGAGCGTTCTGCACTACGTGAAGTCTATGAACATTTCTCTTTCCAGATTCCAAATGCCCGTTTCAATCCAAAAGTAAAAAATAGGATCTGGGATGGATATATTCGACTGCTCAATCTCCGGACAGGTGAGTTTTACATTGGTCTAGTACCAGCACTTTGTAAGTTTCTAATCAAGTCTGGTTATGAAATTGATATTGACAAAGATCTAAATATATTCGATACTGTTACTGATGAAACTCTAGATGAGTTAATAGAAACTCTTGAAATCCCATTTGAACCAAGAGATTATCAGTATGATGCAGTGAAGTACTGTTTAGAAAATTCAAGAGCAACAGTACTTTCTCCAACAGGTTCTGGTAAATCATTTATCCAGTTTCTGATTGCATCGTACTACAGAGCTAAAAATCTCCGAACACTCCTGATAGTACCGACTCAAAATCTGGTCATGCAGATGGAGAAGGATTTTGTGGAGTATTCTAAATACCATCCAGTCATTCAGAAAATCATGGGTGGTGAAACCAAGGAAATCCATCCAGATGCTGAGGTATGTGTCTCGACATGGCAGAGCATTTTCCGTTTTGATGAAGAATTTTTTGACCAATTTGACGTGATCATGATTGACGAATATCACTTGGCTACAGCTTCATCAATCAAAGCAATCATGGAGAATTGCACTAAAGCTAAATATAAGTTCGGCTTTACAGGGACACTCAAAGAGACTAAGACTGATAAAATGGTCCTGATTGGTCTTACAGGGCCTGTCTTTGAAGCTTCCACAACTAAAGAACTTATGGATCGTGATTTCATTTCAAAACTTAAAATTCATCCAGTACTATTTTCATATTCAAAAGAAATAGTCAAAGCAGCTGGTAAACTGGACTATCAGAAAGAACTATCATTCCTGATAGGTCATGAGAAACGAAATCAAGGAATTATAGATCTAATACTAGAGCTAAAAGGTAATACACTTGTTCTATTCGAAAGAGTTGAAAAACATGGGCAAGTATTATATGATCTATTAACAAAACAGACTGACCGAAAAGTTTATTTTATTCATGGAGGAATTGATAAAGATGAACGTGAAGAAGTTCGAGAAATCATGGAGAAAAATGAAGGGGTCATTGTCGTTGCTTCTTCTGGAGTTTTCTCTACAGGCATCAACATACGGAAACTTAATAATCTTATTCTTGCTAGCCTTGGTAAATCTAAGATAAAAGTTCTCCAATCTATTGGAAGAACACTGCGATTACATGACTCAAAGGATTATGCTCACCTATATGATCTGTCTGATGATCTTCGTGGTGGAAAGAAACGACTAAACTACTCTCTACGACATTTCATGTCCCGAATGGAAATTTATAATGATCAAGGTTTCGTTGTAGAACCAGTGAAAGTGATCCAAATCGAATGAGGTAAGAAATGGTAATTCTACTACATATGTCTAATGGTACAATGCTTATGGGCTATAATATTGAAGAAAATCAACACCATATCAAATTAGCATGGCCTGTTGGACTATTTCTAAGTAATCCATATTCACTATCAACATCAGTACTTGGTTACAAATATTCACCATTTGCTACAGATGATGAAGTGATTATCAATAAATCTAATATTGATTCACGAACTGTTCCTGTAGAATATATTTCAAATTATTATGAAGATCTGGTGAAGAGTTACCAAGCAGCTAATATTTCATTCCGCGGTTTCGGTGAAGAGTCGGAGGAAGATGAAGAAGTCGTAAGTGAAGATGATTATTATAACGAGCTTGGTGAAGAAATACTAGAAGAGATTTCAGACACTGAAACTAATACAGATGAAGACACTACATATTCGGATATTCTAAGAAATATACCAGTAAAGAATAAAACTTTTCATTGATTTCTTTTTCTACTCTTATTATAATTAGAATATTCTTCCAATAATTAATAATAACGTAGAGAGTAGTTAATGGCAAAAAAGACTAACAACTATGTAGACAATGAAAAGTTACTAGAAGTTCTATCAGAGTGGAAAGAACAATACACTAAAGCTAAAGAAGAAGAGAGAGAAACTCCTCGTCTTCCCGAATATGTCGGTTCGGTCATAATGGCAATATCTGAAAATCTGGCAAACCTATATAAATTCAGAAACTATACTTTCATTGAAGAAATGAAATCAGACGGTATAGAGACCTGCATCAAATATATACACAACTTTGATCCAGAAAAATCAAACAAACCCTTCTCTTACTTAACACAGATCATTTATTTCTCCTTTCTAAATAGAATCAAGAAAGAGAAGAAAGAGCTATACATTAAACAAAAAACATTACAAAATACTTACTTTGAAGGTCTTTTATCCCAACAACCATTAGATGAATCCGGATATAATATCAATGTAGATCTTGATAATCCGTATATGTCAGAACTAGCAGAAGATATGGACCGAAAGAAAGCAGAGAAAAGTAAAAAGAAACCAAAAAATTTGGAGAAATTCTATGAAGAAGGAAGTGCAGAACAATCTACACCTAGTTCCTCAAGTGATAATTGATATTGGAAATAATTACTACACGAATCGGAATAGTCTAAATGCTGATATGCATCGTCATAGACTAGAAGTGATCCGTGATTATTGCCAAGAAATTATAAATGTAGTTGATAAAGAGCTAGAAAAGAACATTGATAAATGAAAATAGCTGTGATTACAGATACTCATTTCGGTAATAGAAATGATTCTTCTCATATTCTAGATAACCAAGAGAAGTTCTATTCAGAACTATTCTTTCCAACACTTAAAGAATATGAAATAGACACTGTTCTACATCTAGGTGATCTATTTGATCGGAGAAAATTTATCAATTACACTACACTTGCACGAACTGAAGAAATGTTTCTGAAACCACTAGAAAAACGTGGTATTCAGATGCATCTTATCGTGGGTAATCATGATGTCTATTACAAAACTACAAATTCAATCAATTCACCACAGTCACTCCTGAAACATTATTCTAATATTCATATCTACACTGATCCTACTGAATTGACACTCGATGGAACAAAAATACTTCTTCTCCCATGGATCACTAAAGATAACGCTGAACAATCTTCGGACATGATCCGAAAGAGTAAAGCATATATCATCGGTGGTCATCTGGAAATTCAGGGATTTGAAATGTACCGAGGGACTCCCGCCAAAAGTGGACTCGATCGTTCTATTTTTGATCGTTTCAATCTAGTCATGTCTGGACACTTTCACCACAAGTCTACAGGATCTAATATTGAATATCTTGGTGCACCATCTGAATATATTTGGTCTGACTATGATGATCCTCGAGGTTTTCATATTCTAGACACTTCCACTGAAGAACTAGAGTTTATCCAGAATGACAGATCTATATTCAAAAAAGTTATATATGATGACGTGAATCATGACTACACTGATCTATTATCAGATGAAGATGCTTTCTCTGTCTATAAAGGCTGTTATATCAAAGTAGTTATTGTCAATAAAGAAAATCCAGCACTACTAGAAACTATAGTGAAAAACATTGAAAAAGCAGATGCAGCAGATGTTACTATAGTGGAATCACACTTTAACCTTGATATTTCCGAGGAAGATGATATAGTTGAATTAACTGAAGACACTGCAACTACATTAAAGAAAATTACTGATACTATTCAGAATGAAAAGTATCGTGGTCCAGTGAATAAACTCCTCCATGAACTCTATCGTGAAGCCCATAATTTAAACAGTGAAATCTACTAATGTTCCTGAACTTTCATACACTTCGTTATAAAAATCTCCTGTCTAGTGGTAATACTTTCATTGAATTAGAATTAGATAAGCATCCGACTACATTGATTACTGCACGAAACGGAAGTGGTAAGTCGAGCGCATTCGACGCTCTAGTATTTGCACTCTATGGTAAACCCTATAGGAAAATCACCAAACCAAATCTAGTGAATTCAATCAACAAGAAAAATCTACTAGTTGAAATTGAGTTCTCTGTTGGTTCTAGTAAGTATATGGTCCGAAGAGGTATCAAACCAAATGTGTTTGAGATCTATCAAGATGGTAAAATGCTTGAGTCTAATGCAGCTATGAAAGACCAGCAGGAATATCTGGAAGAACAAATACTGAAACTTAATTATAAAAGTTTCTGTCAAATTGTGATTCAAGGTTCGTCTAATTCTGTCCCATTTATGCAATTGACTGCACAACATCGGAGGGAAATTGTTGAAGATCTTCTTGATCTGCAAGTATTTTCATTGATGAATACACTCCTGAAAGAGAAAGTATCAGCAAATAAAAAAGAGATAACAGAAACAGAACATGCACTAGAATTAGTTGAAGAAAAAATCAAGATGCAGACACAGCATAGTACTGAACTGAAGGATGCTGTACTTGAACAAATATCAAATATTGAAAACGAAATAGAAAGTAACAAATCATCAATAGAAACTTATACTAGTCAGATTGATGCACTTAACACTGAAGTAGTTGAACTAAACGAAAAAATCACAGACAAGGGTAAGATCGAGAAGAAAAAGAAACAACTAGAAACATTTAAGGTAGAATTTAATACTAAAATTCAATCTATAACAAAAGACTGTAACTTTTTTACAAAGCATGATGATTGTCCAACGTGTCGTCAAAAGATTGATGAAGAGTTCAAAAAGACGATGGTTACCCAACAAAGTGCACAAAAAGACGAACTACTTTCTAGTCTGGAAGAACTGAATAAAAAGCTCTCTGAAATTGAAAGTCGTGAAAATGAAATTACAGTAATCAACAGAAAAATCACTGATCTAAATCTGGAAATTCATCAACTGCAGACTACAGTTTCAAATCTAAATAAGCATATCACTAAGCTAAGAAATGATATCGACAGTCTAAATAATAAACTGGAGACATTCAAGTCATCTGACTCTGTAAAGCTCTTGAATAAAGAGAAAGATGCTGTAAATAAGAAACTAGAAGAATTGCTAGAAACTAAGGAGATATATACAATATCATTGACTCTCCTGAAAGATTCTGGTATCAAGTCACGAATACTTAAACAGTATATTCCAGTGATTAATAAACTCATTAACAAGTACTTGTCTATTATGGAATTCTACGTGGATTTTGAATTAGATGAGAACTTCAATGAGAATATTCGATCACGAAATCGTGAAGATTTCACTTACATGAACTTCTCTGAGGGTGAGAAACAGCGTATTGACTTGTCCATACTATTCGCATGGAGAGCAATTGCACGAATGAAGAATTCAGCTTCAACTAATCTTCTAGTACTAGATGAAACTATGGATTCCAGTCTTGACACTGAAGGTACTGAACATCTAATGAGAATTATTTCAAATCTAGATGAAAGTGCTAATATATTTGTGGTATCACATAAGAATGATATGATCATAGACAAGTTTGATCATATAATTGAATTTGAAAAAGTTGGTAACTTCACGAGGTTAAAATGAACAAAAAGAAAATCAAAGAATGGATTCATTCTGCAATTCTTCTCTTATCTGTTTTCGCAGTATTGGGTCTATTGTTCACTTGGTCTGTAGTTCTTCCTATTATCGGTATTATAAGTTTGGTGTTTTGATATGAATTTAGATTATATTAAAGGTAATGATAAGAGACTCTTCAGTGAGGCAGAGAAATTTGATTTCACTAACCCTCCTGTTGATCCATATGAACTCCAGAAGGAAATGTTAAAGTGTATGGTTCGGGATAATTTGATTTCAGTGAATGGTAATCAGTTTGGTCTACCATATCATATTTTCTGTCTGGCATCTAGTCCAAATCTGGTCTTTTTTAATTCAGTAATTGTCTATGGGTCTGAAAATTTGATTTCCTTGGAAGAAACCTGTTATAATATACCGAAGTTAATTGTAAAAGTGAAACGACCAGAGGAAGTGCGTGTTCGGTACCAGACAGCATCTTCCGGTAAAGAGTCAAAGACTTTCAATGGTCTATCATCAAGACTCATTCAACATAACATAGACTTTCTGGAAGGTAGAAAATTCTTTGATAATTGTAATTTTTACCACAGAGAAAAGGCCAAAAAAATCATAGCAAAGATAGGTAGAGAATAATGAAAGAAAACTTTCAATTATTTCAAGGCGATTGTTTAGAATTAATGAAAGATATTCCTGATGGTTCTGTGGATATGGTGTTATGTGATTTGCCTTATGGAACTACTGCATGTAAATGGGATACTATCATACCTTTTGAACCTTTATGGAAAGAGTATAGACGAATTATTAAAAGTAATGCGGCAATAGTGTTGACAGCAAGTCAACCATTTACAACTGCGCTGATTGCAAGTAATATGAAAGAGTTTAAATACGAATGGATTTGGAAAAAATCAAAAGGGTCAAATTTTACTCACGCAAAAAATATGCCTATTAAATTTCATGAAAATATCATTGTGTTCAGTCTTGCTCCCATAGGACATATATCACAATTAGGTGAAAAGAGAATGATGTACAATCCTCAGAATCTAGTTAAAGTTGATAAAAAATGGTCACGCCCAAAGAAATATGACACTGAACATGGTATATCTCGTGATAGTCATAAATTAGATCGTATAATAGAATTTGAAAATTATCCTACAAGTGTAATAGAAGTAAGTAATAGTGATAATAGACAAAGAGGCTTACACCCCACTCAAAAACCTGTTGCCATGATGGAATATTTAATCAAGACTTACACCAACGAAAACGAAATAGTCCTTGACAATACTATGGGTTCTGGTACAACTGGAGTTGCTTGTGCAAATACCAAACGTAAATTTATTGGAATGGAATTGGATAAAGATTATTTCAATATAGCCAAAGAAAGAATAGAAGAAGTATATTTTAAACCAAATATAGCGGATTTTTTTAATGAGTGAAGAATTTAAAGAAGGTTACAGACAAGGTTATCGTGACGGTTACCAAGATGGTAAAGATGATCTAAAAATAGATTCTATACCATACAATGATAATATAACTGATAATATATCTAACGAACCAACAGTATCTGAAGAATGGCTAAAACAAAATATAAGAAGATGTTCGGCATGTCAAGCAACTATTATGTCAAATATCCATTGCGGTAAATCATACTGTCCACAAGACCCTTTTTATTATCTAGTGTGAGAGGAAAGAATATGAATGAAGATTATAGAAAAGGCTACCGTGATGGATTTAAGGATGGGATAGAATCAGAACAAGAAAGAGCAAATAAGGAGAGCTCATATGTTTCTCCAAATGATGTTCCTAGTTGGCCTATTCCTAATACACCATACAATAAACCGAGTTATCAACCGTATGATTACTGGTATCTTTTAGTAAAGTGTGAAGTTTGCGGAAAAACAGGTATGGTAGGTAATTGTGGTAAATCAAATTGTCCTCAACCAATTTATAGAATATATGGATAAGTGAAAGGAAATAGTATGAATGAACTAACAGGTTTCATGATTGATGAAACACATTTTGTAGAAATTCCAGAAGGAGATTTCATCATCGAAAATGAAGACGGATCTTGCACTATTCAAGTCAATGTCTATGAAGTCAAAGAGAATAACTTTGAACGAATTGATCCGGAAAAGTTTTCACAGGAACTTTCAGAGAAGGTAGAAACTGCAGTAAATACTATGCTAAATGCTGCAATTGAATATGCTCTTTCTGGTGAAGAAATTGATGAAGCCTCTGATTATGAGACTGTATATATCGAAGATGAAAATGACTCCTCGGACGATCGTAAAGATTGATCTAAATAATATCACTCGTTACAATCTATCTATAAGGAGTTATAATGAATCCTCGTTTTCCAGTGTATATCGTCAGTAAAGGTCGTCATGAGTCTCGATTGACTTCTCGAAGCCTAGAGAAAATGAAAGTTCCATATCGAATAGTCATTGAACCACAAGAATATGATGACTATGCTTCGGTGATTGATCCTGAAAAAATTCTAGTTCTACCATTCTCTAATCTTGGTCAAGGCTCTATTCCTGCCAGAAATTGGATCTGGGAACATTCAATTCAAGAAGGACACAAGCGTCATTGGATTCTTGACGATAATATTCGTCATTTCTATCGCTTTAATAATAATGAAAAACTCCGTGTAACTTCCGGAACTATTTTCAGATGTTGTGAAGATTTCACTGACCGCTTTGAAAATGTTGGAATGTCTGGAATGAACTATGAATATTTCTGTCCCAAGGATATTGGTCGTCCACCATACAATCTAAATACTCGTATCTACTCTTGTATTCTCCTCGATAATTCAGTACCATACCGATGGAGAGGACGATATAATGAAGACACAGATCTTTCACTCCAAATTCTCAAGGGTGGTTATTGCACAATTCTTTTCAATGCATTTCTCTGTGGTAAGGTCGCGACAATGCTTATGAAAGGTGGTAATACTGAATCTCTTTATAAAGCTGATGATGATCGTCGTTGGACATTTGCCGACTCACTTCGAAAACAACATCCAGATGTAGTGAAAGTGACTTGGAAATATGATAGATATCATCACCAAGTAGATTATACTCCTTTCATGAAAAATGGATTAAAATTGAGAGATGATGTGAAAATTAATAGAGGTGTGAATAACTACGGGATGGTACTTATAGATCCCCGAAAGGATATGAAAAATGCCAACACTTAAGAAACCTATGGAACCAACACGAAATCTTATGACTATTCTTGGTGAGGAAGAGGAAGCTCTGCCATATCACTGGGATGACATGCCAGAGTTCAATAGTTATAAAAAAATGCCTTTTGCTTCAATAAAGGTACATTTTCGGAATGAAGAAGATCTAATGAAATTCGCCGAAATGGTAGATCAATCACTGACAAGGAAAACTCGATCAATCTGGTATCCTGCACTAGAAAAGAGTTATAAAGGTCTGGCATTTTATGTCGATGAAGATGATGCTGATCATGCCGAAGATTTTGTTCTTTCTGATGAAGAGTTAAATGAAATTGAGCAGGGTGAAGAAGATATCAAAGAAGGTGAGGAAAATATTTAATGTCTAATGTATTAGTTACTGGTGGTGCTGGTTTTCTGGGATCACATCTCGTTCGGAGACTAGAAAGTCAAGGACATTCAGTTACAGTCATTGACAATATGATGACTGGTAATGTTGATAATTTGTTTGGAACTAATGCTTTCACCATTCAGGGTGATATCATTGATCCTTCGGTATTTGATATGATTTCAGATACCAAATATGATGAAATCTGGAACCTGGCTTGTCCAGCATCACCGCCAGCATACCAGAAAGAACCACTTCATACAATTTTTACATGCACTATGGGTATCACCAATGTTATCAATTTTGCACTGAAGAATAATGCACTGTTATTTCATACTTCAACTTCAGAAGTCTATGGTGATCCCGAAGTGTCTCCACAATCTGAAAGCTACAAAGGGTCAGTTAATCCTATTGGACCCAGAGCTTGCTATGATGAAGGTAAACGGATTGCAGAGACAATCTTGACAGAATATGAAAAAAAAGGATTGAATGTGCGGATTGCCCGTATATTCAATACTTATGGTCCTGGTATGGATCCTAATGATGGTCGTGTAGTGTCCAATTTCATCAATCAAGCCCTTCGTGGTGACGATATAACCATCTACGGTGATGGTACACAGACTCGGTCATTCTGTTATGTAGATGATATGATTGATGGTTTTTTCATACTGAAAAATTCTGATATCACCACACCGACTAATATCGGTAATCCACAAGAATTTACTATGAATGAACTAGAAATAAAGATTGTAAGAAAAACTAAAACAAAATCAGGTGTACTTCATAAAGAATTGCCCCAGGATGATCCCCTCCAGCGCTGTCCAGATATTACAAAAATGAAAGAACTTGGTTTTAGTCCAAAGTGGGATCTAGACTCCGGTCTTAATGCAACTATTAAATATTTTAAAGAAATTCAAGAGGTGAAAGAATGATGATTAATATTTACAGTCCAAATGCATCTTCAGAACTTGAAGGTATTGTACCCGAAATGGATGTGCAACCAAATGCAGTGGATCTTCGACTAGGTAAAGTCTATAAACTTGGCAGAGAAGCTTTCTCTATTTCAAATGACAAGAAAGAACATAGAGAGTTAACAGAGATTAAACCAAATGCCAAGGGATGGTTCATGCTAGAACCTGGTTATTATAATATTGAATATGAAAATCTTATCCGTGTTTCTGAGGGAGAATCCGGTTTTGTCATCACTCGTTCTACACTTGTTCGGAATGGTGTATATCTAACTACAGGTCTCTATGATTCCGGATATAAAGGTAAGATGGTTTCAGGTATGCATGTCACTACTGGAAATATGTTCGTAGAAAAAAGTACTCGTTTGGGTCAGTATCTATGCTTTGAAGCAGAGGCAGTGCATTTATATGATGGTGATTATCAGGAGAAGACATGAGCACACTTCATCTAATTCTTGATTTTGAAACTATGGGATTAAATACTTATACTTGTCCTGTAGTGAATTGTGCTTTCTATGCATTTGACTATGATCGTTTCACTACAGACCCATATTCATTCGATGAACTCACCGAGAATATTCAACAAGTTAAGTTTGATGTTGAATATCAAGTCAATAAATACAACTACAAGATTGAAGAGAAAGCTATTCAGTTTTGGTCATCACTACCAAAAGAAGCTCGGAAGCAGATCAAACGGTCTGACTCTGATGTGACACTAGAAGATTTTGCATCTACTTTTCTGGAATATTTAGATGGTAAAGATATTCGTCGGTGGTGGACACGAGCTAATACATTTGATGGTCCTATTTTGGACCGAATTATGTCTGATATTGGTATGCAAGAACAGTATAATGCCAAACTCTCACCTTTTAAAATTCGTGATATCCGAACTTACATAGATGCAAAGTTCAATTTCAATATATCGAAAACGAATTTTATTCCACACGATTCAGAAGCAGAATGGGCCAAGATGTTCGTTGAACATGATTCAATCCATGATGTAGCTGCAGATATACTAAGACTACAAAAAATTGTTCGTATTGAAAATGAATTGGAGTAACTCATAATTCCGCATTAGCTTTTCTTCTTTTAGCTTCTTTAGTATTGAAATGTACATATTCGTGTGTTTCTTTTGGTCCTGTTTGTGAATGATATATATCTTTTGAAATGCGAATACAATTACCTTTTTTATCTATACATGACACTGAATTGAGAAGATGGTGTGTCCCTTTTTCGATTCTTTTTAATTGTAAATTTCTTTGGTATTCAGAATCTAAAAAATGATGCGTTCCATTTCTACTGGCTATTTTCATAGGATGATTATCTCCTAGAAAATTATGAGTACCATCTTCAACTCTTTTTCGTTGAAATTGTTTTCTAAGTTCTGTATTTGACCAATTATGAGTTCCATTCATAATTCTTTTATTTGTTGATATAGACATACTTAAAGAATGTTCTTCTCGTAATATTTCATATAGTTTGGAACTAATTCTAATATTCCCACAATTCGTCATTTGCCATAATGCGCGTGACATAGATGGATATTCTGAATAAGTTTTCCTAAGTAATATATGTGCAATAAAATGTTGTCGAGCAGTAAGAATTACACAATTCCAAGAATGTTTTTTGATATTTTTATATTCCGGAAACATATCGTCTGCTTTTGGGCAAATATGATGCTTCTCAGTATAACCTTTATAGTCAATATTTTTGACTTGACAAGCTTGGATGAATTTAATATATCTGTTTAAGTAATGAGGGTTATGAGGTTTAGAGCTTAAAATAGCATAAATATCCATTGCTGGAACTCCTTTCGTTGTAAAGTGTAACAAGTTCTAGAGTTAGTGGGTATTAGCGTACCGCGACTAACACTTGTATTTATAAAAACACTTAACTATGATAGGAATTATAATATGAATATTACTTGCAGTGTCGGTGAACTTCGTGAAAGAAGTTTAATGATCGGTGCACCATTATATGGTGGGCAGTGTCATGGGCAGTTCATGAAGTCGCTCTTAGAATTCATGGTGCTTGCGACAAAATATGGACTGAATGTCAAACCATTCTTTATCTATAATGAAAGTCTTATCACCAGAGCTAGAAATTATATTGCTGATGAGTTCATGAGATCAGACTATTCTAGACTGTTATTCATTGATTCTGATATTGGTTTCAATGCAGAACATATCATTCATATGCTTGCTATTCAGACCGATGAGTCTGAATATGATGTTCTTTGTGGCCCTTATCCTAAGAAGACTATTGCATGGGAGAAAGTAAAAGCTGCTGTTGACAAAGGTGTGGCCGATGAAGACCCAGGTGTTCTGGAAAACTATGTCGGTGATTATGTTTTCAATCCAGTCTTTAATGAAGGAGTAAAGTCTATTCAACTGAAACTAGATGAGCCAGTTGAAGTTCTTGAGTCTGGTACTGGTTTCATGATGATCAAACGATCTGCATTCGAAAAATTTGATGAAAAATATGGTGATTCAATCAAATATAAACCAGATCATGTCCGCACACAGAACTTTGATGGTTCAAGGGAAATTTCAATGTATTTCCAAGCTGAAATTGTCAATAAGCGATATCTCTCCGAAGATTATTGGTACTGCCAGAAGCTAAGAGAAGCAGGTGGTAAAATTTGGTTATGCCCTTGGGTAACACTTTCTCACCAAGGATATTATTCTTTTGCCGGGTCTCTCCAAGCACTAGCATCAATTGGCGCAAGTGCAACTGCCGGTAAAGATGCGGTCAAAAGAAAGAACAAAGGACTATAACTTGTGTTATAATGACACTATTCAAAATGTAACTATAATTGAAAGGTGAACAATGAAACTATCTGAAACTACACAAAATCTAATTAAGAACTTCTCTACAATTAATAAGTCTCTCCTTGTTCGTGAGGGAACTACTCTTACTACAATTTCTCCTTCTAAATCAATCTATGCCAAAGCCAAGGTATCTGAGGACTTTCCAAAGCGTTGTGCTATCTATGAACTCAATCGCTTCCTTGGTGCTTATTCTTTATTTGAAGATCCAAATATTGAATTTCAGGATAATCAGCTGGCAATCACTGATGGTAAGCATACTGTCCAATATACATATGCATCTGAAAATGCTATCGTGGCACCTCCAGAGAAGGACATTAAAATCCCCTCTGAGGATATTACATTCAAGCTTCCAGCATCAGAATTTTCTGGTCTAATTCGTGCTGCCAATGTGCTTTCACTGAAGAATGTTGTAGTCACTAATGAAGATGGAGAATTCAAAGTCTCCGCTCGGGATCACAAGAATCCCAATAGTGACGAATATTCTGCAAATGTCACTGAATACACTTCAGACAGTTCTAGTTTCTCTATCATTTTTTCTGTTGAAAATCTTATGAAACTACTCGTGAAGGACTATACTGTTACTATTGCTTCGGCTGGTATTTCACGATTTGAATCACCTGAAGTGACTTACTTTGTTGCACTGGAAAACGATTCCGAGTTTCAGTGAATTAATCTAAATTATGGAGAATGTGAATGTCTATGACTGATGAAAATCCAATCTGGTCTGAAAAGTACCGTCCAAAGACTATTGACGATGCTATTCTGCCTGATGATATCAAGAAATCTTTCCGACAATATAGAGATTCGGGAACTATTCCGAATCTCCTTCTTTCCGGCCCTGCTGGTTGTGGTAAAACAACCTCAGCAAAGGCACTACTCAATGAAGTAGGTGCAGACTATATTATGATCAATGGATCACTTGATCGAAATATTGATACACTACGAAATGAAATCATGGGTTTTGCTTCGACTATGTCGTTCACTGGAACTCGTAAATTTGTGATCATTGACGAGGCAGACGGACTTAATCCAGATTCAACTATGAAAGCCCTTCGTGGTTTCATGGAAGAATTTTCCAAGAACTGTGGTTTCATTCTCACTTGTAACCTCAAGTCAAGGATCATTGAACCACTTCAGTCTCGGTGCTCTGCAATTGATTTTACTATGCCGGGGTTTCAGTCCAATGCTGGTACTAAACTCGCTTCTCAAATTCACAAAAGAGTGATCAAGATCATCGAAACTGAGGAAGTCGAATATGATCCTAAGGTCGTAGCACTTCTTGTTTCTAAGTACTATCCGGATTTCCGTAGGCTTATCAATGAAATTCAACGAGCAGCATCTTATGGTAAAATCACTTCAGAAACACTTTCTGTTGATATCCGTGGTCCAATGGAAGAATTGGTCGAATTAGTCAAGAACAAGAAATTCACTGAAATGAGAACTTGGATCACGACTAATTCTGATATCAATTCAACACAGATCTTCCGACAATTCTATGATCGTGCTTACGATTGGGTAGAACCTCATGATATACCAAATCTGGTGCTATTGATTGGTGACTATTCATATAAGCACGCATTTGTGGCTGATCATGAGATCAATTTGGCTGCATTTCTTACTTCCGTAATGGCCGAAATTACATTTAAGTGAGGGATCATGAAACCGTTTGATATCATCAATGATATATCCCAGACCAAGAAAGATCTTATCCGAAACTCTGAAAATCCAAAGATGGTCGAGGATAAAATCTATAATCCATGGTTGATCAATAAGAACTTTTCACTATTCATGGATACAGTACTATATGCCAATGAGATGAATATTCATTGGCGTCTACCACACATCATGCAACATGACTTTTTTATAAATAGTTTGAGGTCCAAAAAGCGCTTTGCCAAATGGCCTAAGAAAATGGATAACGCTGAATTAGATATGATTTCAGAATACTATAACGTGAATCGAACTCGCGCTGAGGAATATCTAGAGTTGTTATCACCTGACGACCTTGAAACTATTCGTAAAACTTTTGAAACAGGTGGAATTAAAAATGAAAAAAGAAAAACCACTAAGTGATCTATTCCGAGGAGTCGGTGTAGAGATTTCACTGGAAAATGATGATTCATTTCTCAAAATTCGTGAAACACTTACACGTATTGGAATTGCTTCCAAGAAAGACAAGACACTTTACCAATCTTGTCATATTCTCCACAAGACAGACAAAGAGTCAAATCGATCACGATTTGCTATTGTGTCGTTCAAAGAAATGTTCCTTCTCGATGGAAAGGATGCCAATATCACCGAGGAAGATATTTCGCGGAGAAATCGAGTATCTCGTTTACTTGAAGAATGGGGTCTATTGACTATTATAGATCGTGATAAGGTAGATGAAGACTATAACAATCCATACATAAAAATAATTCCATTCCGAGAAAAATCAGAATGGAATCTAGTAGAAAAATATTCTATTGGGAACAAGAAGAGGGGTTGATCCCCTCTTCTCAATTACTGTCGTTCAATGGTATCAACAAGTTCCATTGCTTCACCCAAACGAGTAAAAAATTGTTCTGCGACACGTTCTTCAGCTTCAGTTTGACTTTCGGCTCTAAGTTCGAAATATACAGTGTGAAAACGATAAGTATACCACATACCATGCTGTTCTAAAGATACCAGACCCATAAGTGTAGCAAGATCAAATCTAGTCATGTCACTTCTCCTCATTTTTACTGTTCGTTGTTGCAAGCCAGGAGCCAACCTTCTTCCCATGCATCATGCAGATCGGGATTGACTACATAGTTATAAGGATTCTCATTCAGGAGAGCTCCATCAACGTAGTCTCCATAACCCTCATCGATCACTTCATCAAGCATGGTATTCATGACTTTGTCTCCTGTATTCCGATCATGTTTATAATTTAACACAGATTTAATCCGTGTCAAATACTTTTTTAAAAATTATTCTTCAATTTTTTCCACAACAAGTTTCTTTTCAATCCGGAAAACGAACCGATCTTTACTTGAACCCTGTGAACGATTAAGTTTATTCAACTCACTCATTGCTGATTTTGCTATACGAACTGCAATTTGTTCTGTCATGCAAACAGAACCAACCCAACGCTTGTGGATAACAGTATCTAGATATTCAATAATATAAACGTGCATGGTTTTCTCCTGTGTTTCAGTTCATAATTATAGTCTACACCATCCAGCCCATATGTCAAATACTTTTTTGAAAATTTTTGATGGTTGACATGATATTTTTCTATGATAGTGTAGCACTATGATTAGTAATGAGTAACCTGAGTACCGGAGTACATGACATGATTGAACTTTTTGGAATCTTCCTTCTCTCTATCATGATCGGTTCTATGATCATATCTACAAAACAAATGAACGATATCCGCAAAAATAGGGGTCACTATGGCTAAAGCACCACGGAGAGCACCTGCGATCAAACGAACTAAAAAGCAACCTCGCAGGACTGCATCTGAAACTTTTTTGGTCAATTCAAAATATCTCGGTAAGGACCGTCCAGAGAGTGATGGTACTGAAATGGGATATATACATGCAATCCGTTGGCATCACTACATGTCCGACAAGTCCGAGGCTAAGGAATATGCACGTGATTTCCTGATCAAGATGGGTCATAGCACTGAAGCCCGAAAATTCTCGTCTGTACCTGATAATTCACTTCCCTTGACATTCTGTTGGACAGCAAAGCTCTATCTGGATGGTTGGGAGATTTCAGACGAACGACTTGAAAAGACCAAAAATATTCTCGTTGAGGTCACCAAGAAAGCGATTCAAGAAAAAAAGGAGTCTAAGTCTGACGATGATCCACAAAAACCATCTGTCTATGAATTGACTCTAGAGAAAATTTCAGATTTTATCTCTGATATCGAGGAAGTTTTTGATAAAGGTGATTTTGAATTTTCCATGTATGAGTACCTTCAGGTAAATCAAACACCACAGAAATATGTGTCGAGAGTCATTGATTATTACACTCCAAAATTAGAAGAATATAAACTAATTGGTACAAAAGGTAACGAAGATATCACCGAAGGATATAGACATTTGACACGGAAAGACATTCGTGAAAGAATCAAGTTCCTCGAAAATATTCTGAATGATCTGTCTCGTTGGTCTGATAATCAGAAAAAGACCAGAGCACCAAGGAAGAAAAAACCCGTCTCTGCCGACAAGAAAGTCTCCAATCTTAAGTACCAGAAGGAAGATAATTCACTACGACTTCAGTCAGTGAATCCTACAAGTATCATCAACTCCGCCGAGCTTTTCGTATATAATACCAAATATTCTACACTGACACGCTATGTAGCACTGGACCGTGGTGGTCTGGATATCAAGGGTCAGACTATACTGAATTTTGATCCCTCCAAATCAGTGACTAAAAGACTTGGTCGGAAAGCATCTGATATTCTCCAGACAGTGTTATCTGGTGGTAAAGTCCAAGCCCGAAAAGCTCTAGAAACATTCAAAGGAAAGGACATAGATCCTAAAGGAAGAATAAATAATGATAGTATTCTCCTTCGAACACTGTAAGGAAAGTTAATGAAAAATAATAATAGTAATGTTATCCAATTCCCCCGAGAAATCTACAAAAATTCAAATCCCCTTAATAGTGAAGAAAAAGAACAAATTATGGAGTCAGTTCGTACAGAACTGTCTGAGGAAATAGGTGACCAAATCATGCAGTCAGTTATTTCACTATTCCATACTTATGGACTATTTGATGATATCGAAGAATTGAATATCAAGGATGCTATTTTCCTAGAAGAGTCTATTAAGTCTGCTGTTTACCGTTATAAAGGTCTGGGTCATCACCTACACGATATGGTCGATGAATTGATAGTACTACCAGATGAACAGGAAGTAAAAGAATCCTCTGAAGAAGAGTTGACAGACGAGTCAGAAAATTATAGTATAGATTGATCTAATAAAATAATAGGAATGAAACAGTGATTTTAATTGATTATTCTCAAGTGTTTATTGCAAATCTATATCAGTCTTTAGGTAAATATCTCAATTCTGAAATTAATGAAGACATGATCCGTCATATGGTACTGAATTCGCTTCGCTCGTACCGCAAAAAATTCTATTCTGAATATGGGGAACTTATCATTTGTTGTGATGAAGGGTCATCATGGCGGAAAGACGTATTCCCATATTATAAGGCTAACAGAAAAAAATCTCGTGATGAGTCTGAATTGGACTGGAATTTGATTTTCACTGTGCTGAAAAAGATTCGCACAGAGCTTGAAGAACTATTTCCCTATAGAGTGATCCATGTCAAATCAGCCGAGGCTGATGATATTATTTCTACACTGTGCATGACATATGGTAAAGAGCTTGTGTCACCTGGTACTGAAAAGATTTTGATTCTCTCTGCAGATAAAGACTTCATTCAACTCCAAAAATATGCCAATGTAGAACAATATGATCCTACACGTAAGCGATGGATCAATCATAATGATCCTGATACTTACAGAATTGAACATATCATTCATGGAGACGCATCAGACGGTGTCCCGAATATTCTATCACAGGATGATTCATTCGTAGAAAAGGTTCGACAGAAACGTATCACTGCAAAACGACTGGAGGAATTTACCCGACGAATTCGTGAAAATGATATTGACCCTACATGGGAGAAAAATTATAATCGAAATGTTCAGACAATTGATCTTATGAACGTGCCAGAAAATATCCAAAATTTGATCTTAAATAAATATGAACAACAGGCAGGTAAAGGTCGTGAAAATCTTTTCAACTACTTTTTCCAGCATAAACTCAAAAACCTAACAGAAGTAATGAATGACTTTTAAAACAATGAGTGTACTATGAAACAATCACTACCTAATATGCTTTCTAAAGTTTCTGATCTTAAAAACCAGAAAGAACGAATTGAGTATCTACAGAGCATTGACCATCCAATTCTCCGGCAAGTTCTCCAGCATCTATTCATGGAAGAACTTAAGTGGAATCTTCCCGAAGGTGCTCCTCCATTCAAACCATTTGAATTTGACGAACAGAACAGACTCTGGTCTGAAGTTCGGAGATTTTATCTATTCACAAAAGATGGTAATCCAAATCTATCAACGGTTCGTAGAGAGCAAATTTTCATTGAAATGCTTGAAAATGTTCCCGTAGAGGAAGCTCGGTTCCTGATTCATATCAAGGACCAAAAATCACCATATCCCAAATTGACCAAGAAACTCGTAGAGAAGGCATATCCAGGTATTTTCGATGAAAAAAAGTAACTATCGTGAAGACTTTGATGATGAAGTTCAGTTCACTCTTAAAGATCATAAGAGGCTGAAGGCTAAGAAGCAATATCGGAACTTCGATAATGCAATCCGTTCTAAGAATATTTCCGCACTCCTGGAATATACCGAATACGACGATGAGGATAACTATGATGACGAATACACAATCGACTACAAGTGAAGCTAATACCACTGTGGATGAACAAGAAACTCGTGGTGATGTATCACTAGATTTCATCATTGAAAAAGAGATGTTAGAAATGGGACTTGATCCCAAGAAGCCTAGTGATATCCAGGAGTTCTGGTCCAAGAAAGGGCTCCTAGGCTAATGCCGAGATATGTTTTTAAAAATCTAGAGACGAGTCAAGAGGAAGTTCACTGGTTATCTATCAGTGAACTATCTTTATTTCTGGAAGAGAATAAACACCTAGAACAGACTTTATCTGCACCGCGTATGGCAGATCCTGTTAGGTTGGGTATACATAAACCCGATTCCGGTTTCCGTGATGCACTCAAGCATGTCAAGAGTAGTCATCACAAGTCCACAGTGAATACTTGGTAAGAAAGGAGTACCACATTTTTGGTGATGATTTTCCTGCAACAAAAATAAGAGGATCCAATGGAAGATCTAATTCTGACTAGAAGAGAACGTAAAGCACTAAAAAGAAAAAATAAGGGCAAAAATATGTCACTAGAAACTCATACAAGAAAAACGAATTCTCCTTTCAGATTGCAAAGAATATCACCAAAAACTTTAAACCAAGAAAAAGTATTTCGTGAATTTTCTAATGGACAAAATGTACTAATTCACGGTTTTCCCGGGACAGGCAAGAGCTTTATTTCTCTATATCTAGCACTTAATGAAATAGAAGAATATAAAGAATATTCCAAGGTAGTACTTATCCGTTCTACAGTTCCATCTAGAGATATGGGTTATCTTCCAGGATCAATCAAAGAAAAAGCGGAGATCTATGAATCTCCTTACTATGACATTTGTTCAGAGCTATACGATCGTGGTGATGCTTATGAGATTTTGAAAAATAAAGGTCTTATTGAATTTCACACTACATCTTACATGCGTGGTATGACACTGAATGATTCAATCATTATCCTTGACGAAGCCCAAAATTGCACAGAACAAGAACTTGTGACTATTTTGACTAGAATTGGATCTAATTCCAGATTGATCATTTGTGGTGACCTCGGTCAGAATGATCTAGTCTATAAACGAAATGACTATACTGGACTTATCAGTACTATGGATATTCTCAAGAAGGTACCACTTGTATCATTCGTTGAATTCACAGCAGAAGATATCTGTCGTTCGGACTTTGTCAAGCAATATATTCTGGCCAGATATTCCAATGAAGAACCTGCTAGAACTAGCGTCATGATCTAGTGCTATGAAATTTAATCATGTAAATACAGTGAAATTTCAAAAGCTAGAAAAGATAGAAGGTCCCTCTGGTCGTTTTTATATAACACCAGAGGGTTTCCATTATCCATCTATCACGACTATTCTTGGTGCGACCGCAGATAAGAGTGGATTGATAGCATGGAGAAATGCAGTCGGTGAACTTGAAGCAGAAAGAGTTTCAAGATCAGCTGCAGGACGCGGAACAAGAATTCACAAGTATCTGGAAGATTATCTGGATAATAAAGAAGTCACCGGACTTTCATATATTGACAAACCACAATTCGATTCTATCACTCCCGTACTCGATAAATATGTTAATAACATATGGAGTCAAGAAAGTCATCTATATTCTCATCATCTGAAACTAGCAGGTCAAGTAGACTGTATTGGTGAATTTCATTCTAAGTTAGCTGTGATTGATTTTAAAACTTCAAAGAGAAGAAAAGATAGAAGTGAAATTACTGATTATTTTCTTCAAAGTACTTTCTATGCTCTGGCATTTCAAGAGTTGACTGGAGTGAAAATCAAATATATAGTAATACTTATAATAGTTGATTTTGATAAACCACAAATTTTCGTTGAAAAAGTATCTGATTATGTAGACCTATTAATAAAGAGAAGAAAGTCCTATGAATAAAGAAGATTTAAGTTTCTATGTATTCCCCTTGATGATCCTAGTAGTTGTCATTGTAATGCTTGTTGGACTGTTTATTCGACTTGAAGAACCTCGTGGCGAAATTGATATTCGTAGTCATGTCTCTACAGTTCATCGTGGTATTCAGGAAGCACGTTATGGTATTCCTAATGGTTCGGCATTTTACATAGGTAATGGATACTTTGCGTCTAATGTCCATGTTACGGTAAATAAAGATCTTATTTACACTTCTGACAAAAACGGTAATTACTACGTTGGTGAAGTTCTACACGAAAATACAGACCTTGACTTATCGATTTTCAGGGTGTATCATTCCCTAGAACAATTTGAACCGGTCACGATGGATTGCCGAAATCCAGAATACGGAGAAGATATTCGTCTTGTTGGCCATCCGTCCAGACAGAGATTCTTTACTGCTTTTGGAAAAATAGCCGGTGATGGGTTTTATAGTGATGAAATGAGGATGGATAATGTGTATCCTGTAAATGCATCGGTGATACCCGGAATGTCTGGTGGTCCGGTAATTAATACAAAGGGCTCAGTTATTGGTCAAATGTTCATGGTCCTGACTAGTCCAGTCATAGCAGATAAATATGGACCTAGAATGAGAGCTATGTCTGTAGTCAATTTTGGTGTGATTACTTCGGCTGTGGAACTATGTGAATACTTTGATGAGATTGGGATTGAATATGAAGTCCGTTAGAATTATGGATAAATTAACATATAAAATCTGTAGTGTTTTAGCATATTCAAACACATCAGAAAATTTAAGACAATATATTGATATGAGCACTCGTAAAAGAAAACTAGAAAGATTGACAGATTTTGTAGAATTTGGGGTGAAATATGAAATCCGTTAAAATGCAAGTTAAAGAAGAGCATATCGAATTTTTATGGTTTGAAGTGATCATGGAAAATATTACTAGTGACGTATACTTGTTTGCATATAAAAATCTAATCACAGACAAGACTAGATTAATAGAAACTTTTTGTTATGATTTCAGTGAAAACGCAAGTTAGAAACTTGATTTTAGATCGTATGTGCTACGTTATAGTGAACGAAAAGGTTTCAGGTACGATTTACTGTCATGTCGTAGACAACGTAGCACCAAGAAAACTATCAAGATTATATATCATTATCAAAGAATATAAGGGATGGTGATGAGATCAGTGTCAAGAAGAGTTAACACTTTAATAGTATATTTTACTATTCTTGAACAAGTTGATGTTTTGGTATTAGACAAACTTTATAGTAAAAATATTAATAAAACTAATAACCTGTTTTCTATTCGTTATCAATTGGATTTGAATTATGGAACTCAATAACAAAATAGTAGTATATTGGATACTACTCTTAGCACAGACAATTAGTGCATTCTTCATGTATCAAAAAGAAGTCTTTACTCTGCTACTTGCATCTGATGTAACAGGACTGTCTCTACTAATCCTAGCCATTCATATCATATCATTCCTGATCATTGGATATATGACTGCATACCACACAAGAGATAACAGTCCTATGTGGTATGTGTCAGAATTGCAATTAGGTATTGGTATGACAGGAACACTTATAGGATTTGTCATCATGTTTTCGACAGTATTTGTTGGTATCAATACAGAAGAAGATATCGCCAATGCAGTTGGTTCTATTGCTACTGGTGTTGGAACAGCACTATGGACTACGTTAGCAGGTTTGATTTCGAGTCTTATTCTAAAAGCTGGCCTAGTGAATTGTGAAAGAGAATGAAACAATATACTTCTACTACAAGTTTTCTGGATTTTCTTTTTAATCTACTTCTGGCAATCATAGCTTTACTTTTGATTGTTCTATTATTGATCAATCCTCCGGAAGTAGATTCTGATGTATCCAAGAATGTTTCTCATGTCATTACTATTCGATGGGACGGTGATACAACACATGATGTTGATCTATGGATAACAGATGGTAATGAAACTGTAGGTTTTCGAAATCGTCAAGGAACTAACTTCTATCTTGAAAGAGATGACTTGGGTAATGATCCTCTATCACGTGTTTTAGGATATCGACTAAATGAAGAGTCCATGAATATACTGGATTCGGTCGAAGGGTCATATACAGTAAATGTTCACTTATTCAGACCAAGCCGGGGTGAATTACCAGTGCGGGTTTCATGGATACTACAGAGTGTTCAACCGCATACACGAAGAATAGATTCCGGTGAGGTCTATCTTCATGATAGAGGTTCTGAAAAGACACTAATACAGTTTTCATTTGATGAAGACGGAGAAATCCATAGTATTAACTATGATAATAATCCATTCGTTTTACAGAATATGAGGGATAGAAGACTTCCATGATATCATTTTGGTTCTACTTCCTGTTGTTTTCTTCACTGATACTGACATTTATATCAGTGGTCTTTCTATCATTTTATAGCAGGCTACATTTTCTTGCTATTTTGATTGCTGCAATTGGCACTGGTTTGGTTGCTTTCCAGTGGAATAATCTTGATCAAATCCGCGCTCAACCCTTGACAGTCCTGAAAGATCGGTTCATAATCATGAATTACATAGAAAGCAAACCCGATATCTATCTTTGGGTTTCTTCACCAGAACGTTCTTATCCTATCACGGTTCGTATACCGTGGACAGAAGAAGATGCCGAAAAACTGGCCGAAAATGAAGAAGAAATGGAAACGATGGGTATCGAAGCTGAAATCGATTCTGATGAAATTCGTGAAGGCATTCTAGAGATATACAACTTTGATTATACAGAAAGTATTGTGAAGGAAGAGTGATGATGAAATCGGTAAGAGAACTGGTGGATGTAGAAATTGAAGTAAACATGTATAATACTTTTCGTGTCAAAAATTATATATTCCAGTAAACTTCCTATCTTAAATTTACAAAAACTTATGTCATTATCAAATAAGAAAGTTTTATTATGAAAGACAAACTGATCAAGAAAATATTCAAGTTAATCGAAGAAAAACCAGAGAATTGGAATTTCTATGGTGGTGACTATGTATTTGCTCGTTATAATTTTGATGATGGTACCAGAATTTCTGTTAACCCGATAAATTTTGTGAATATCATGAATATTAAGGTCTATGATAATGATTATCGCACTATCTATGAGATAGGTGTACCATTTTTCTATTTTGCTATGCCGTTCGGCTGGCGTAGGAGAATGTGTCGGAGATTGATGAAGGTTTATATGGATTATGTTAATAATAGAATAATCGATAATATTCCTCTGAAAGAATTTGAAGAAAAACACTTGAGTGATATATGATTAAATACTATACCGGTATCGGGTCCAGAGAAACACCCGAAGAAGTCATGGGAGCAATGACTGAGATTGCACGGAAACTATCAGGCAAAGGTTACACACTCCGATCTGGTGGCGCAACCGGTGCTGATACTGCTTTCGAGAATGGTGCTAAATACAAACAGATATTCCTCCCATGGAGTCCTTTCAATTCCAGACATGAAGATGGTATTGACTACATTGTTCCGCCACTTAATCTAGAAATGGTCCAAGAGTTTCATCCTAACCCGGATAGATTAAAAGGTGGAGCATTGAAATTGATGAGTCGGAATTCATATCAGGTACTTGGTCCTGCTCTTGACAGTCCAGTAAATTTTGTGATATGTTGGACAAAAGATGGAAAGGCTTCCGGGGGTACGGGACAAGCCTGCCGTGTAGCCATGGAATATGATATACCGGTCTATAACCTGAAGAATGTGTCTGACCGTGAACAATTACTAAAGGAAGTCTTGTTATGAAATCTTTTCAAAAACTGATATCTGAAAAGACTGCTAAACACCCAACTGATGATCTAGAATTGCTTATGATATATGATAATGTCCGACACTTAAAAAGTGATAATATAACTGCGCATATTTTTCTTAGCTTAGAAATGACTTTGCGTAAAAAGACTAGGAGTGGTGTGTTTTTACTACGCGAGTATTTTAATGAGATGCTGATGAGAAAGAGATTAGATGAAATCACTAAATGATCTGATAAATGAAAATGATAAATTTGGTCTAGGTGAAAGTCTAGAAATGACGTATGTTTACGATTATGTGAATCATCATTCGGCATCAGCATATGAAGTAACGAATAATTTGGAAAAACTTATAGAAAGAAAAATCAGGCTTGGTGTGATCAATCACGTAAAAAGATATTTACATATACCAGATTTTGATTAAATATAAGGTGAACGAAGGAAATCTGTAAAGGAATATATCAGAGAACGTGTTCTTTTAAATATAGTTAATAAAAATTTATATTCTGAACACCTAAACATACCTTATCATAATATTGAAATGAAAATATTTAATATTAGAATACATAGACTAATACTACCAGAAAGGAAACTAAATGAATAACAGAACACTACAAAACGCACTACAATCACAGGGACATTATCATGGCCGAATTGATGGTATCATCGGTCCACAAAGTCATAGTGCAATCAATGAATTCTTGTCCAAACATGGCCATTCCAATAGTGGTTGGAGTAAATCAAGAAGTATCATCGGTGCAAAGCAACTTGTCTGTAAACTGGCAGATATTGAAGTCGGTGCTATTGATGGTTTCATGGGACCACAGACACGATATGCTTTTGAAGTCTTTGCTGGTAAGGATGTTTCAACAGAAGAAACAAGAAAGCCTAGACCAGATGATAATCTTCCAGTGCAATCAAATCGCTGGCCAACACAAGCTACGTCTGATTTAAGAGCCTTCTATGGTAATCCCGGTGAAAATCACACGATGATTGATCTACCTTTTACTATGAAAATTGCTTGGAACAAGAGACAGAAAATCAACAGATTTACTATCAATTCAAGATGTGCCGAATCAGCACTAAGATGTTTTGAGCGTATTGCAGCAACTTATGATGCTAGACAACGTGCTGATCTAGGTATTGATCTGTTTGGTGGTTGTTATAATAATCGGAATATGCGTGGTTCTAGTAGATTGAGTACACATGCCTTCGCGGCAGCAATCGATTTTTCCCCAGAAGAGAATCAACTTAGATGGGATTCTTCAAGAGCAAGATTAGCACAGAGAGATGCTATACCATTCTGGCAAATTTGGGAAGATGAAGGCTGGATTTCACTAGGTAGGGCTAGGAATTGGGATTGGATGCACATTCAGGCCGCAAGACTCTGAATACTAAAATTTAATAAATATACTTGAATCTTTTAAATAAAAGGAAATAAAAATGTTTAAAAAAAATAATGAACTACATCAATCTATTATAGAAGAAGTAACTAAAATTCTTAGTATTAATGAATCTGTAGCATCTAGAAATAAAATAAAATCATCTGGCAACGCAATCAAAAACATTGGTGATGTTTTTGTTGCAATTGGTAAAGAATTATATAAAAATCCTAACACCGAAAATATAAAAGATGCATTGAATGAATTGTATAATCAAAAAAAATATATTGAAAAAGAAATTAAGGAAATAGAAAATCTTTTAAAAAAATGACTTATATAATGAAACCAGTAGGATATATTATACAAGAAAAATTGATAGACCACACTTTCGAAGTCTATAACTCATGTACTGTTCAAATGATTGATTATAAGTATCGTAATTTCTTTTTCAGAAATTTTAGTCTCAATATTCTTGTGAATATGATAAATGAAAACACTAAAATTTAATATTAGACAAAAAATTCTGAATCAAATGCTTAAAACTAGATTTTCTGTATCATATGATGTCGATCTTATTATACGGCTCAGATTCAGAAATAATTTAAATATGATGAACATGATAAATGAAGGTTATAAGCACTATAAACTTTCTGAAATTAGTCCTTGACTCTTCGAAATCATTATGATATAAATAGTGTTACTGTTGATTGAAGCTAGGTAGAATAAACAGATTATACCCGGGGGCGGTACCCGGCGCCTCCACCAGAAATACAAGATACGTCGAATGGTAAAGGCGACCCGAAACAAGTAATGTTGTGGGAGACCTCTTAAGGAGAAGTCATTGAAGGTTCGAATCCTTCTCTTGTATTTCTGATGGGGGCGAAACAGGCTCGCTAATCTGTAATAAAAACCGTGTTAGACAGTCGTAGACAGCTACGTTAAAGAGTATAAACACAAATGTCGCATTTAACGATAATGAGATTGCAGCACTAGCTGCATAATCTCTGGGGTATGGGCTCCACCTTATTAACCAACGGGCTCATTTTTATTATAGATTTATGAATTTTCTCTTTTTGCCTTCTTTTGAAGAAACATGAATATATTCCCAATTAATTTTTGGACCTGTTTGATCAAGATAAAATTCTCTTGAAACTCTATTAAAATTACCTCTTTTATCATAGCAAGGCACCATCCCGATGCAATGATGTGTACCATCTTCAACTCTTTTCCTATGTGCTTTTCTTTGTATTTCACCACCTAGGAAGTTATGAGTACCGTTTTCTACTCTTTTTTTATTATTTTCTGGACCTAAAAAGTGATATGTGCCGTCTTTTATTCTTTTTCTTGTTATTTCGCCATTTAGAAAGTTATGAGTACCGTTTTCTACTCTTTTTTTAGCTGTATTTCTAACTTTTTCACTGTATTCTTCTGATAACTTAGAATAGGTTCTAGAATCTACTTTTGCTACTTCTCTCGAGTGACTCATTAACCAAAAGGCACGAATCATATATTTACTATCTGGATAAGATTTCCATAAAATCCAATGAGCTATGAAATGTTGTCTCGCTGTAAGAACAGCTTTATTCCAAGAATGTTTTCCAAATGATTTGTATTCTGGAAATAGTGATCTAGGACAGATGTGGTGTTTTTCGGTGTATCCGTCAAAGTTTTCGTTGACTTTTTGACAACCTTTAATGAATTTAAAATAACGGTTGAGATAATGCGGATTGTGTGGTATACTGGATAGAATATTATAAATAAACATGCTGGAACTCCTTGGATTAAATGCTATAGTTCTAGAGCTAATAGGGTTGACAGACCCGTGATTAGCAATTATAACATATTTATATAACTGGGGATTTTGCTCTAGCAGCGTAATTACTCTGGGTATGGGTTCCACCTCGAAACAGAACGGACCCACTTTCCAAAAGGATATACTATGACTATCACATATATACCAATACCCAAAAGTGTTAAAATGGACCGAGAACTAGCACAGAAACGTGGTTCAACACATCAAGAACGTGCGGCCTTTGCTGATCAAGTAGTAAAAGATGGGCAAGAACTAGCAAATCGAATATTTGAAAAGTGTAAAGTTATTCCAGAAAAGTATTGGACAAAAAAGAAAAAGGGATTAGGTGTTATCTATACTCATCCTGATTTGGAATATGCTGTAGTAGATCGTAAGTATTCAGTTTTTGGAGACAGAATTACTTATAAGAATATACCTTTCAATACCGTAGAAGAAGCACAGGAATATGCATTAAACGAAATAAAAGATAATTAACATGAAGATGTATATATTTTCGAAAAATCATATATTAATTGAGCGGCGTCGGCGACTCGCTGCAACCTGTCCGCTTCCCTTATCACTTGCAACTAGTTTCACGACAAGTGAACAAGCTGTATTAAGGATTGTAGCTGATGAATGTCGATCAAAAGGGTCCTGCACCCGATGTATCGCAGAAATTGCATCCCGAGCGGGTGTATCTCGCACAACTGTTCAGAATACTATGCGGAGGGCTCGTGCGATGAATATCGTTAAGGTTGAAGAACGCCCCGTTAGCGGTGCAAAAAACCTACCGAATCGCATCACGATAATTTCGAATGAATGGAGATCATGGATCAGACATAATTTAATTACTCAAAAACTTTCAGATTATGCTAAACAATTTATAGAAAATAAAAATAATTTGAACAAATTTTTTGAAACACATGAAATAACACAAAATAAGAGTAAATAATGGAAGAAGAACTCAATATTCTATCACCAAATACATTCTATAAAATAATCGAAGACATCGTTTATGATCTCGATGTGACCTATCTAGAAGCAGTGATTCATTACTGCGAAACTAATGATCTAGAAATGGAAACTGTCTCCGAACTTATCCGAAAAAATTCACTACTAAAGAATAATATTCAACTAGAGGCAGAAGATCTAAATCTAGTGAATACAAAAACAGCACGTCTGCCATTTTAAAAGGAGTTCATAATGTCTTGGTCTACAGGTTCTGTAATTGCATCTGAATTAATTAATACAGCAATGGTCGTTTTCCCTTCACCGAAAGCACGCACTGAATATTACAAGTCACTTATTGAAATTTTCACGGACTTTGACTGTGATACACTAGATGAATGCCTAGGTGTTGATGAAGCATTCGACGAAGCTTATGAAGAAGTCTATGGTCCTTCCGGTGAAGATGAATATGATGACGAATGAATGGTTTCGAAGCTTACATAAAATATCTTGGAATAAAACGACATTTCTCTAACGAAAAATATGATTATTTTAAATATAACGGTAAAGTAAGAGCTACATATAGTTCTTACGAGTCTAGAAATGACCGTTATATGTTTGATAAACTCTCGAAATATAAAAACCTCGAAGATCATCTAATCTCTAATCTACATGATAGACCTGATTTATGGGTCGGTGAACTAATCACTGAAGAAGCTGTTAAGAACACTAATAAATTCCTCAAACGTAAATATTCGTTGAAGTACTTCTTCGAAAGTGATATAACTAAACTAGATGAGGAACTAGTTAGTAATTTTCTGGTAACAACCGAACAATATCCCAAACTACTTAGACTGTATCTGGAAAAAGAAATAGATATTACCACAATGGTAATATTCGAAGAACTGATACATTATCTAGACCGTTGGGAGAAAAGAATAACTGATCCCATCTACTTCCCACAAATAAAGTTTCGAATCATGAAGATGAAGCCATTTGTGAATTTCGAAAAGCATAAATATAGTGAGATCATTCGGAACTATTTCACTTGATCTCACTATATGTCGCAATAAATCGTAATATACCGCATACATGAAAGGAAAAATATATGTCTGCACCACTTGATTTTTCAGCACTAAAAAAGACTCGTAAGTCTTCACTAGAAAACCTCTCCAAAAAAGTAGAACAACTCAATAAAGGTTCCAATCGAGGAGCCGATGATCGTTTTTGGAAACCAGAACCAGATTCAGCTGGTAATGGTTATGCTGTTCTACGTCTTCTTCCGCCACCTGTCGGTGAAGATCTACCATTTGTCCAAATCTTTGATCATGGTTTCCAAGGTCCAGGCGGATGGTATATTGAAAATTCACTGACTACTCTTGGTAAGGATGATCCTTGTTCTGAATATAATTCAAAGCTTTGGAACTCAGGTGTTGAATCCAATAAAGATATTGCTCGTAAACAAAAGCGTAGGCTTAATTTTTATGCTAATATTTACGTTGTTGATGATAAGATGAACCCTTCAAACAATGGGAAAACATTTCTCTGGAAGTTTGGGAAGAAAATCTTTGAAAAAATCAATGAAGCAATGCATCCTTCATTTGAAGATGAAGATCCAATCAATCCTTTTGATCTTTGGGAAGGTGCTAACTTCAAACTGAAAATCCGTCAATATGAAGGGTACCGAAACTATGATAAGTCAGAATTCGGTAAACCAGAACCACTATTTGATGACGATGATAAACTAGAAGAAGTTTGGAAGAGTCAGCATTCTCTCCAAGAGCTTGTTGATCCTAAGAACTTCAAGAGTTACGATGAACTGAAGTCCAAGCTTGAAAAAGTTCTTGGTATTCAGGTTGATGGTTCTAGTACTACTCGGAAAGAAATGGTTGAAGAAGAACCCAAGAGTAATCTGAAGGAACGAGAAGAAGTAACTCGTCCTGAAAAGTCATACGAATCAGAAGAAACTAAGGAAGTTCCTTGGGATACAGATGAAGATGATGACGATGATCTTGAACACTTCAAGAAAATTCTGGGTAACTAAACTCAGAAACCATAAAAATCCATAGTACCAATCCCGCCTCGGATATGATCATCCAGGCGGGAATTTTTTGGTCTAGTGGTTAGTGGTCCATAAGTATCAGAACCAGAACGTGTATTATTCACTGAATTATCTACAGATACTGAACCAATAACAGTTCCAGTGTCTACATTACTATTATTAGAGCTTTCAGGTGTAATATCTCTTGATCTAATAGTAGAAGGATCGGGTCTCCAGACTCCTCCTTGTTCTTCAATACCCATAGTCCGAGAAGTATCTGGAGCATTTCGAAGAGCTCGGTTAGCATCTTCCCGTCTTCTCCGACTTTCATCTTGTATTTCCTGAAGTCTAAGTCGCTCTTGAGCTTCTTGTTCTATTTGGCGTTGAATTTCGGCCTGATCTTCAATACCAAAAAATTGTCTCATACCATCTGGAATAAAGCTTAGTGCATATTCACGAATATTACTTGCAGCACCTTTAATCATTCTGAATATTTCTACAATAGGATCAATGAAGGTATCATAGACCCATTTACCAAGATTTATTAACCAAGGAGCTTTTTCGTCTATCATTTTCATTACTTTTTCTTTGATATCATCAGAAAAAGTATCAGAGAAGAATTTAGTAATTGGACCGAAAGTTTTACTCCAGACCCAGTCAACAAAATTACCGAATATTGAATCATTATAATAATTCAAAAGAGCAGCCTTTGGATCTTTAAATACACTTTCTTCACCAGTGAAAAAGTTAATCACAGGGCCGAAGGTTTTATCCCATAACCAAGTAGCAAATTCAAAAAATATAGAATTTTCCATATATTCTCTAATTTTAGTTGTCGGATCTGTGAAGAACTCTTTGATAGAAGTTATTGCTTTATCTAGTTCTGTCGAAATAGAATCAACTATATCGGTCCACATTTCTCTGAAACTGAAATCATCTAACATATCTGCAAATTCTTCAAACCCTAATTTTCTAGACATCCAAGAAACAATATCTTTTGTAAGATCTAGAGGAAGAGCAATCAAAATATCACCTAAATCTGTTATCGCCGAACGGATCATACCCTTCCACCCACCAGCATCTTCATATAATTTGGCCCAGTCTGTGTCTTTTACAATTTTATATAGTGAATAAATCCCACCAATAACTGCTCCTACTAGAGCTCCACCAGGGCCAAATAATATACCCAAAGAAGCACCAATAGCAACAGTAGATAGAAAATCAGAACTATCAGATGATACACCATAACTTTGAATGAAATCAGAAAACTCTTCAATAACATTATCTAGTGCTGTCATTAACAACGAACCAATAGATTTAGTGAATTGCACTACACTTTCTAGATATTCGCCGTCTTGCCACTTTTGAATTGATTCAGAGACTTCAGTGAAAGTATTTTCCCAGTCACTTTTATCAAGTGACGCTAGTGCAGAGAATATAGTAGCAAAAGCGCCGGCTCTTAGAGCTAATCGACCAAAAAATCTCAGAACAGATGCAACTACAGTAAGACCAGCAGTTGCAGAGGCTAATAGTCCTGCACCGATAAGATTCTTTCCATCTGCAAAGAAGTTTGACAGATTACCGAGGAAACTTCTTGGACCAACTTGTTCTGCCAAGGGGATTTGAGGAACACCAGAAGTTCCTTCTGATCTTTCTAGTGATCTTCTCTGGGAAATATCATCTGCAGTTTCACCACGAGAAACAAAAGCATAAGTATCTTCCAGAATATCTTTGATAGCTATCAATATATCTTTAGAATCAGAAATATTAGTGTCTATTTTCTTAGAATGAGTTACTTGTTTTTCTGTTCTTTCAGAGATTTCCTCATTCTGGAATTTAAGATCACCCATTACACCAGTAATAGTAGGAACAAGTTCGTCAAGACCTGTTTCTCTAGTTAAATTAGAGACTATAGCTGAAGGAGATAGATTTGCCGCTATCTCTTTAAATGGGCCTGATAGTTCTGAAGAGAACATATCCATGACCTGTTTTGGTGATGTTACTCCCAGACTACCAGTTAGTGAACTTAAATTAGCCATGTTCTTGCTTTTGTCTTTGTTCTTCTATGTGTTCTTTTAATAACATTACAAAAACATCTCTCTCAAATGGATACATTTCATAGACTTCATTCAAAGAGTATTTATGATGTTGTACCAATGCGAATAATAATTTGTAATATTCAGATAGGTTCATATAACCTATCATAAGGTAAAAAAATCAGAGAGACCTCGGAGAGTAATTACTTTCTTTTCTCCATTCTTCTTAGTAACTTCAATAGTGTGTTCTAGACGTGGCATATTATTAAAGAATTCACCAAGAGTTTTCAGTGCTTCCGAAGGTAGTGACATAATGAACTCTTCCATTTCTTTATCAGTGAATTCATCATAGACGTTTTCATCATCATATACAGACTCAATACAAGAAGAAATTTTACCAAAAAGATCATCTACTTTATTATCGGCCGAAACAGTGTCTAGTGAAGGATACCGCATAACTACACCAATAGTATCAGTGATCATGAATTTATTCTTGTTCTTCTTGTTCTTTTTGATTTCAACTTCATCTAGATTAATAGTAATTGGAATTTCTTCACCATCCAGCGTATAATTCAGTTCAATTAGTTCTGAAACAGATTTAGCTCGAATTTTCAGAATTAAATACTCAAGATCAAATGTAGCTAGCTTAGAAATATCAATATCATCCATGATGCAATTATTCACAACTTGTTTGACGGTTTTTAGTACTGATACTTGATCTTCGTCCTCCTGTGCCATCAGGAGGAGTTTTTCCTCTTGGACAGTAAATGGTCTGATTGAAATTTGTTTATCGTTAGAAGGAATAGTCACTGTAAAAGTGGGATGTTTGATTTTAGGTAGACCCATAGTATATCTCCATTAAATTATATTAGTTGGTCTTCTCGGAGGAAGAGGTGTCGAGTCAATATCAGCGGTTTCACCAGTCTGAACACGTCCAAGAGGTCTTTCTGAATATTGATTACCAGAACCTTCTATACCAGTCCGTGAATTATCAAAGTGATTTGATGACCATGAATCATATGCAAATGTAACATTCATCTTAAGAAGTGTATTTTGGTTTTCCCATGATAATTGTTGATCTGCAACAGATACGGGAAATGCATCATTTAACTTGATTGTAGTCACTGGATTTTCAGCATCATCAAAAGTAGTTATTTCAACAACTGCAGTGTATTCATCTGGATAATTGAACTGATATAATGGAATTCCATTACGATCAGCAATATTAGATCGATCGAAGTTGTTTATGTAACTCATCCATTGATGGAAATATTCCATTACGTTTGAATCAGAGTCCACGTAGAATGAAAGAGCAACGTCTGTAAAAGTAGCATTAGTTGGTCGTTTAACAAAGTTCCCATAACCAGTGTGTCGGACATCTTGTGTAGTCCAAGCTACACCAGGTAATGTTGCCTGATCACAGAGGAAAGTCATAACTCGTTGATCACCAATCTGTATTTTTGGTGTAATGATGACTCTAAAACGGTTTGACTTAACTAGTCCATTGACTGAATGTAGCACACTCTTGAATGCGTTTATATTGAAAGTCATCTTTTTCTTCTCCAAACTTGACGCATTGAGCTGAAATCCTTACCATCAAATTCTTGAGTTGGAAGCATTGCAACTATAGGCCAATATTCGGCATCTATTTTCATTAACTTAGAACGGACATGATTTTTCAAGTATCTTTTCACGCAGTGTTTAGCGAGGTGTGATTTGCCAAATGATGCTATGATAGAATAAGAAATACGAAGTTTCTTATTTGCAGGAATGCGAGCATCATTTTCGTATTCAAGGAGTGCATCTAGTAGTGTAGCTCTTTCTGCATAACTTAGATAGTGAAGATTTATTCCGAGCCAACCATCTGAATACATTTCGAGTATGAATATGCAAGGAAATCTGTCATAGAAAGGAAGAGTAGCTTTATGCTTAGGATCATAGAAATACGTATACATTCTTCCAGCACCAACAGAACCTCTGTTGACTCTGGTATAGACTTCTGATTCATTCCGAACGAATTGTCCTGGAGTCATAGATAACCTTCGAGTTCGTTCTGCAAACCAACGCATCGATTCTTTAGAACGTTCTAGTATCCGACCTTCTCTTGCTGCCTTCTCTATAAGCTTACGTATTAGTGACATTATTTACCAGAACTCTTTCCGAATAATTGTTTTTCTGTCATTATAACAAATTTCCATCCTCTTTCAGCACAATATCGTTCAGCGGCTTGCCATTTAGCAGTATTAGTTTCATAAGTCTGTGATTCGGCAATATAACGCTTAGTGTTCTTCTGTTGTTTTGCAGGAGGAAATGTTTCCTTCAATGGTTTTACTTCAATTACAATAGTATTTATACTAGAGTCTGGGTTCTTTTTTTGGACCCAAAAATCAGTAAAGTATCTTCGAATTTTTCCAGTAATAGGATCTTCATAGGGTATCACCAGAACTTCCGAGCCCCATGCTATAATATCGGGATGACTATCTAGCCAGCGCATTAAGCGTAATTCCCAGCTACTGCGGAATGTGATGTCGGTTACGTCACCTTTATATTTAGAAGGATTTTTAGGTTTAAAACGACCTTTGTAAGTCTTGTGAGAAGAATTACGTTGTAATTGAGGTTTTTTATTTTTTTCCATCTTTACCCATATAAATACACTTACATACAACTATTTATCAGAGTGAGCATGGCCAGTTTACAATTTCCAGAAGAGCAACTGAAACTTAGAACTAATATTTCGTTCTACGAATATTTCAGACCTAAACCTAATTCATCACCTGAAACTCGTTTTCGGGATCTTATAGTACTTCCACTCCCTGAATCTTTACCAGATAACTATTCGGTAAGATTGAATCAAACTGACTTTGGTCTATTCAATTCAAATATGTGGAGTATGGGTCAAAGCATGCTAGATTCTGTAGGTGATGGGAGGCAGACTAGCGAGAAACTTAAAGGTGCTCTTTCATATGCAGCCGCAGTAGCACCAGGTATCTCAGATACTCGTCTGGGAAGACTATCACAGGCCGAATTAGGTGTAGTGAAAAATCCACACACGACTACTATTTTTGATGGTGTCAACCTCCGACCTCACTCATTGACATTCAATCTAGCACCAAAAAATGCTTCTGAAGCACAGTCTGTTTCTAATATAGTCCGCAGAATGAGAAACTACATGCTTCCAGAGAAAGATTTCGGTGAATATGCACTGAATTATCCTTATCTAGTCACTGTAGAGTTTGTTGGTATTGATGAAGTGATTACACCGATCTTTTTCTCTTTTATTCAGTCATTCACTCCTTCTTATTCTGGCGGTGGGGGAACTTCATTCTATAAAGACGGTAAACCAGTGGAAGTGCAATTTGCATTCACACTCCAAGAAATCAATATTGTAACGAGAGATACATTTACTGGTCTTGTTGGTGAAAGAGAAGAAAGTGATCTCCTCCGAACTAATAATCAGGATTTTCTTGAACGAAACTCTTCTGGACCTAATCCGGGTGGTGGTCTCTGATGTCTTATTTCTCTTATTTTCCAGATATTCGATATAATGGTCAAGTATCTAAGAACTTACTTGTTCGTGTGAAAGTCATCGATGAAGTTCTGTCTAAACGTGGTGTATATTACCAATATGTTATTAAAGGCGGTGATTATCCAGATACACTTGCAGATAGATTTTATGGTAATCCAGAACTTGATTGGATCATCTATTTGGTGAATGAAATGTATGATCCCTATAGTGACTGGCCTCTTCCATATAGAGAATTCAATGAATACTTAGAAAAGAAATATTCAAAAAGAGCTTTCGAGACTAAATCTGATATAGCACACTATCGTTATACAGGACTTTCATCTGATTCTAAAGAAGATATAGCACGGAAGTCTTGGACAATGTCTGTAGAGACTTTTGAAAATTTAAGTCCTATTGAAAGATCTGGATGGACACCAGTTACTGTCTATGATTATGAAGATCAATTAAATGAAGCCAAGAGAGTGATCGCTATTATTAAACCAGAATATGTCAATCAAATGCTTTCTGAAATAGAAGAAAAATTAAGTGAATAATCCATCTATCAGAGAAATAAATCCTTTTGGTATTGGAGTAGAGGGAATTTGGTTAGTCAAATACGATAGATCAGAACCCATCAACCTTCTCCCACAGTTCCTGGAGATCAATATTTACCAGAGCTTGTTCACTCCAGTAATTTCTGGTGAGCTCTTGATCTATGATCCTATCGGACTATTCGTGAATTATCCTATGACTGGAGAAGAAAGTATTATAGTTCGTTTTAAAGAAACTGCTGGTCGTTCTACACCAGTGAATAATTCTTTATCATCTAGATTCCCTTTTGGTTCTCCTTCACTTACCAGTCTTGATTCTCGTACCTTCTACTATAAAATCACTGGAATTCGTGAAATCAAACCCGCAGATAATGCTCGTGAGAATTCCTATGTACTTGAATTAGCATCTGAAGAAATACACGAATCAACTAGAGTTAAAGTGTCTCACTGTTATACAGAAAAATCTGTTTCAGATTCTATACAGGAGTTTTATCTCCAATATATTGATTTGGAAGCTCGACAAAGAGTTTCCACACCTAACTTCGGTTTTTATTCAAAAAAACTTCATACTGATTCTGGACATGAAACAGAAGCTCTGCCGATGCACGTGATCATACCTAATCTTCGTCCATTCAATGCAGTTGAATATTTCCGGAAGAAGGCCATATCTAAGGATTCCCGTCGATATCATACGTGGGTTTTCTTTGAAAATTTCTATGGATTTTTCTTCACGACTATTCAAAGTATTATTGAAGACCAGATAAACTCATTTGGAACTGAAATAGCTAATAAGCGATATATCTATAATTCAAATTTTGAAATAGTTAATGATGCAGATCCGACACAAATAGATCGTCTACTATCCAGATATGACGTTAATAAAAGATTTTCAGAAACAGAAAAATCATCACGTGGTTATTTCCGTAATCAAACTATTACTATAAATCCTGATAGTAAAGACTATCCGTACTATGAGTTCACTGATTCTGATGAAGACCAGTCTACATATCTCTATCAAAATAAAGTAAATACAAAAACTTACCGTGAAATACTTGAACGACCATATTCTGCAATTCCTGTTCGGAATAAAACTTTTGAAAATGCGCCGAGACTAATTTATAAAATAGAAACACAGAATGCAGTCCAGAATAATAATGAAGATGAACTAGAGCGTATTCGTGACTCACACTCCGAAAGATACTTAACTAGTCTAAATCAAATTGATATTTCTATTGTGGTACCTGGTGATCTTACTCATAATGTTGGGGAATTGATCTATGTAGAATTTCCAGAGCTTCATGGTTTCAACAGAGTAGAGAAAGACAAGTATATTTCGGGTTACTTCTTAGTCACTGAAATTCGTCACACAGTTTCTGTCGGTGGTAAAGTTTCATCTGTACTGAGAATTAATAAAGATTCATTCTCTACAGAACTTGAAAGCATGAATAATTATGCTCTTGATACTGTTCTACCTAGACTAGAACAACGCACTGTGATTGATCCAGCTACTGGACAACCAGAAACAGAAGGTGGTGAGTGATGGATTATTATGGTGATCAGTTCAAATGGTTTGTTGGTGTAGTTCAAGGTCGGTCACCTGATTTTGAGTCACATGTCAAAGTCCGAATATTTGGTATTCACCACATTTATGACCAAGAAAATGTGTCTAATGATGATCTTCCAGACGCATTAGTGACTATGCCAACTATTGGCGGACATGTCACTTCAGGTTATTCAAGTCATGATCTCTCGGCCGGTGCCTGGGTCTATGGTTTCTTTGCTGATGGTAATATGTGTGAAAAGCCTGTGATCATTGGTGTATTCCCGGGCGGTATTTCATCAAATGATTCATACCCTTCGCCAGATTCCGGTGATAGTTTTGGAACACCTTCTAGTCCGGATGGAACTACTGTTCCTACTGATGCTTCTATTCCTACTAGTATACCTGGTGGTAATAACGGTGAAAAAATATATAACTACTTTTATGATAAACTTAAAAACAGTGGAGATTTCACTGGAGATCTTCACATAGTCACTTCCACTATGGTTGGTAACTTCATCACAGAGAGTAGTCTAAATCCTAATGCAGTGAATCGCGGTGAAGGTGCTGTTGGTATTGCACAGTGGAGACTTGATCGGAGAAGAGCACTTGAAAGATTTTCTGGTGTAGGACGAGGTGTAATTCCTCCACTAGAAAAACAGATTGCTTTTGTGTGGCATGAACTTCATAATCAAAGTGAAGGTCGAGCTGCCCGACCTGCTCTATTCTCTGCACGAACTATTGAAGAAGCATCTAAGGCTATGACAATTTATGAAGGTAATGCTGCTCGGAGATATTCGAGAGCACGTGGTTACTGGGTAGATACTTCACGACAAGAATATAGAAAAATTGTGACAAATTCTTATGCTGCTTCAGGTAGACTTAAATATACAGGAAGACCAGTACCAACAATGAATAATTCAGGTTATGCACCAGGAGCGAGACCAGAAGAATGATAACACTATCACCAGAAGGTATTAGTAATTACGATAAATATAATTTGTTTTTCACGTATTCATATCGTGGAGAAACTGTTCCTATTCGTGAACTTCAGGGTAATGTAGTACTTGATACTAACGGAACTTTCTATTCATTAAGAGATGCTTCATCTAAAGAAATACGAATCGTGATTATTGGTGGATTAAATAAACACATATATGCCAAAAATAGTAAACCACCTTTGCCATTCTTTATTACTAGACTTCAAAAAGTAGCTCTATATAAATTAGTACAGGCAGTGGCAATGAATACAGATGCTGCTGAATTTGATTGTGAAAATCTTGAACTACAACTCCTTGTGGATTCTCTCTACAGTAACTTTACAGGTTAATAATGGTCACTAGAAGATTTAGAAAACAACAAATAAATCGTGAAGGTTCACAACCGGGTTCTTTTGAAGAGAATACTAATTCTGGACATACTAGAAGAAGCTACGAGGTAGTCAATAAATCTGGTAACGTCGGGCAAGGTAATGATGTAGAGAATATTCATACTGGACCAGGTAATGGTACAGGAATAGGTATTCGTGATCCTGAATCTCCACCAGTAAAAGGTTTCAGTACTGAAACTGGTTCAAAAGTAATTATCTCCAATTCTGCTGGTGGTGAAGTAATCGAACTCCATCATCCAACAGGCGCTCAATTCATCATTGATGCAGATGGTTCTATACATGTCATGCCATCGTCCAAAAAAGGTTTCGGACTTGTTTCTGATAAAGGTAATGGAACGATCTATGTGAAGGGTGATCTTCTCCTTAAGGGTGATTCAAAAGTATTTGTAGAAACACCCGGTACATTTGAGATCAATGCTGGTGATATGTATGTGAATGTCGAGGGTGATTATATCACGACAGTGAAAGGTTCCATGCAAACTGTAGTCGATGGTACGTGGAACATGGAGGTCACTAAAGACTATAACCAGATTATCGCTGGTCAACGTCGTACGACCGTGGCTGGTGACTCTCGTGAACAAATATCAGGTGTATCACGACACGATATCGGACAAGAGCTGGACTACCGTGTGGACCAACAAGCCTCTATATCTTCCGAGAAAGCACTTAATCTGTTTTCAGGAACACAGATGAATTTCAATGCATCAGAGGAATTTACTCTTTCTGGTGCAGAGGAAGTGATTCTCCAATCACAGAAATCAGTGGGAATTATAGGCAATGAAAATGTAGACATAGAAGGTAAAGATGGAATATATTCACGCACGAATAGTCAGTATGTTATTTCATCTAAAGGTGCTGTTAATATTGATTCAGATAATTCAATCACGACTCGTTCTTCAAATATTCGTTTTGATGCAGATTCTACTTTTGTGGTTCGTTCTGAAGCTTCTGAAATTCATTCTGATAATAACATGGATATTCGATCAAATTCTATGTTACTTAACTCTTCTGAAGGTATGGAAGTAAAAGCTTCCAGTTATGATCTGGATATTAATGGTGCACTGGCTGTTAAATCAACGACTGCAAATATTGACTCTTCAGGAGCTATGGATATACGTGGTTCTACAATTGATCTAAATCCAGGTGCTCCAGCATCACCAGGGTCTCCATTGAATCCAACTTCATATGTACCAAAAGAAACTACAGATGCAAAAACCGCATCACCACCAGATCCAACAAATACACCAGAATATGTAGAAGTAGATGTAATTCTAGAAAATGCAACTACAGAACATTTTACTCCAGAAACAGCTAGATTCCCTAATGGTAAAAGAATGTCTCGTGAAGAATTTTCATACTATGAACACCAAAGTGGATCTGTTCCACAAGAGACTAGATCTGCGGCCTATGAAAACTTTGGTGCTGTACCAGAATCTGATTATTCCGATGATAGTGAAATCGCTCAAGGTTCTACACTTGATCCTAACCTACAAACTGGAAATAATACTTCAGTGGCTAAAGAATACCCTGGTGAAATTTTATCAAATCTGAATAATGCTAATGCTAAACTTTCACGGCATATCACATGCGGAATGTTTACTGGTGTATTCAGAAATGCAAGATCTTCCGGTGAAACTACTCCGCAGGTGATGAGAAATATTCATAATCTCTGCTATAACATTCTTGATCCTCTTTGGGAAAAATATGGTTCAAGAGGTATCAGAATTACTTCTGGACTTAGAAGAGCTAACAGAGACCGAAGAGGTTCAAAACACTTTACAGGTGAAGCAGCTGATATTCAATTATCATCCGCAGCTAATGCAGCACTACATGCTGAACTAGCAGCATGGGTTCGGGATCATTTACCATATCAGGCGATCCTTTTGGAAGTAACAGGAAAGAGAAACCTGATTGTTCATCTTGAAAGTCTCCAACCCGGTAATAGATCTACACGAGGAAGTGGTTCTAGACCAGTATTAACGTGTGCTGATATTGGCTGTAATATTAGTACTCCAGGTATTTCCACTAAAGTTGCTAGAAGATATCAAAGGCGCTGAATAAATGACATCTAATACTTGTAATATCTGTGATCCAATTACTAAATATGATATATCGTCTGATGATTCACTAGTCAGAGATCAAGAAGGCAATATTCTTGAAGGAGATATTGATAGTCTAATTCTAGATGACTCTTTCCGATTTTCTCGGAGAGGTGATATTTCATCTGTTGAATTCGAGCAGAGTGATGATTTTGAAATACCAAATCCCACTGAAGAAAAGTTACTAGCTCGTGAAGTAGGTAGAAAACCATCTGATTTTCGTGATGAAAATCCAGTAGGTGATATACCCGTGGGACCAGATATTTCTGCACTTATTGAAAAAGGAATTTATCTACCCGATTCATCTTTCTCTGATATATCGTCAGACAGAAATCTAGAATTATTTGATGAAATACTTAAGACATTATGTTGTGTTACATCTATTAGTCTGAATAATCTTCAAAGTTCTACACGAAATGCTTTCTCCGAAAGAGTTCGGAGATTCTCTACCAGAACTGGAATTGATCTGGATAAATCAACTGATTTCTGGACAAGAGTTCTTTCAGCACCATTTTCGGTCCGTGAAGGTATTAATAAAATAGTAGATGCAAATATTCCAGTCACTCAAATAAATTCTACTGTTTCTGGTTCTTGTTTAATACAGCAAAGTTCACCTCGTACTCTTTCACTAAGTTCAGGACCAAATGCAGTTCCTCTAGATGATTCATACGTTAATATTTTCTTGACAGAAACCAATTTTCGGAAATTAGCAGGAATGGCTCGTGGTTTTTACTGCGAGAGAGTTCCAACTTCATTTACATTCTCTAATATTTCAAATTCATTTGATTCAACTAGAAACAAATTCAATAATCCAAATTCAGCACTTGATTCTGTTTCTTCATGTTTCTCTGAACTACTCTCTGCCATATCACAATTAGTTCTTTCTATTATTGATTACGGTACAGGTGGGAAGAGTGAACATATTACACAAATTGGTAAGCTCCCTAGTGTGCTTTCTGCACTAGAAAATTTCATCACTACTCTTCTGAAGTGTCTGCAAGATCTTCTTGATCTTCAAATTCCAAAGCTTAGAGAAATAATCAACATTGGTCAGCAAATAAAAGCCAAAGCAGTATTTGCACAAAAATACGGACGAGAACTTAACGATATAACAAACTTGGCAGAACCAAACCCACTGTTTGGTGATATCACTAATATGCTATCTTCTATTAAGTCTAAGTTAGAAAATATCATAGAACTTGTATCTGAAATGATTACGAAAGTTGGTGCATTCTCGTTTTCTGGTGCTGATCCGACTGAATATGTTGAAAACAGAGACCCTGGTTCTATGCTAGGTAATTTTCTTTCCGGTATTGTTCTGGGACAAAGTATTCCCACACAAAAACAGTCTAATAATCCACTCCTGAAAGATCCTTCTTATTCAGGTAAAGCTTTCTTTGGTGAAGCTGCAATTTCATTACCAGCTATTGATCAGGTATTCTCCAAGAGAGTGGCGATGTTTCAGGAACCTTCTGGCGCTGCAGCAGCATCTTCATTTAATTTTCAAAATACAGATATTGGAAGAAGTACTACATTGTCTAATTCTATGGCACGAATATTGACTAATACACAATTAACTTCTCTTACCGGCAGAGCTCTTAGTGAAGTAAATACTATTACAAATGATATTTCAAATCTGTTGGGTGCGAATATAAATAGTAGTGTAGAATTAAATAGAGCAGATAATGCAATTCCAGTAATGATTGCTCTTTCTTCACGAATTTCGGGTGATACTTTTTGTCCGTTTGAAACTAGAATTTTTACCGAGGGTTGGAAAAGAGCTGCATATGCTCGTTCTAAGATAGAGAATATCAATCCAAACTTTTTTGAGAGAATAAATGAGTCTACTTGAAAAACAGCGAAATCGATATTCTGATATACCCATCAATTTCACGGTTCATCCTGTTCGTGGAGATTTAATCCCTCTTCGGAATGAAGAAGCCGCGAAGAGAGCTTTAAAGAATGTTATATTCACTGGAGAATATGAAAGAAGATTTCAACCTGAGTGGGGCGCTGGAATACCACAATACTTATTTGAAAATATTTCAGATCCAAATATTGAAATTCTTCTGAAGAATAAAATCAAGGAAAGAGTTCGGTATCGTGAACCTAGAGTAACTGTTCTGGAAGTTCTGGTCCTTGCTCGTCCCGATAATAATTCCGTCGATATTCGCATTATATTTTCTATGAATAATGATCCTAAACCAATTATTCTTGACGTAATATTAGAAAGAGTCCGCTGAAATGGATAAAAGAAAAGGTTACCTTAATGTAGATCAACTTGAGTTTTTCCGCATTAAGGATAGACTTAAAGATTATCTTAAATCACAAGATCAGTTTCAAGATTATGACTTTGAAGCTTCGAACTTCAATATCATTCTTGAGATCATGGCATATAACACTTATCTGAACAATTTCTATAATAATCAGGTAGGTTCTGAAGCTTTTCTTGACACAGCTCGGATTAAAACTTCAGTTGTTTCACATGCCAAAGAATTGAATTACGTTCCTCGTAGTCGGGCATCATCAGAAGGTATTGTAAATATTACTGTGAATGCACCTACGTCTTCATCTTTCGTGACTATTCCTAGATTTTACCGATTTACAACCACTGTGGATAATACTACTCTTTCATTCTCTACTAATGAAGCAATTGTCATTCGTCAATCAGAGGGTGAATTTCGAGCAAATAATGTCTCAATTTATGAAGGTGAAATTGTCACTGAATTCTTTGAAGTCAAGGATGAAGATGAAGTTTCATTTCCTCTCAGATCAGAAAATATAGACACTAATTCTATTAAAGTGACTGTAATAAACTCTTCTAATGACTCTGCTAATACAGTCTATGAAAGAGCAACATCACTGTTTGGACTAGATTCAGATTCTAATATTTACTTCATTGAAGGTCACCGAGCTAACCAGTATAAAATACAGTTCTCTGCTTCCGGAATATTTGGTTCTAGACTGAATATAGGAAATATCGTGAAAGTTGAATATCGTGATACCATCGGTGTAGATGGTAATGGTGCTTTTTCTTTCGAGCCTACTGGTACTGTGAACGGACATACTGTTTCTGTTTCTACTCGTTCTGCATCTAGATTTGGTGCGGAAAGAGAAAGTATAGAAGATATCAGATTTAATGCACCGAGATTTTTCACTACACAGGAACGAGCAGTTACAGCACAGGACTTCATTAACTTAACTAAAACACAATTTCCAGAACTACAAGCAGTGACTGCATATGGTGGTGAAGAAGCTAATCCACCCGAATATGGTAAAGTAATTGTCTCTGTCAAACCTTTTGGTATTGACGGTTTCATTCCTGTTAGACTTAAAGATCAGATTGAAAATTATCTTAAATTGAAAAGTCTTACTACAGAACCTATCGTCCTTGATGCTGATTTCTTTTATGTGGAAGTCTGTTCTAAAGTTTATTATGATCCAAGCTTATTGACTACTACACCACGCCAAATAGTCACTGATATTATTGATAGAATTATAGAGTTGAATAATACTCAGCTTAATGATTTTGGGAACAGTCTTCGTTATTCAGGTCTTACTACTTTGATTGATGATTCAGATGAATCTATTATTTCAAATGATACTACTATTCGGATAGCAAAGCGATGGTCACCAAGAAGAGGGCGTGAAAATGAGTTCACCTTTACATTTGGTAATACCATTCGTTCATTAGCAGTACCAAGTTCACAAGTGCAACCACTTGGTCATCCACCAATGCTTGATTCTTCCCCTTTTATTTTCAGAGATGAATTTGGAACACTTCGTACTTGTCGTCTGCAAGATAATGGTCGCGGAACTATATTCATCTACTATAGAACTACAGATAATCAAATGATAGTTGCAAAAAGAAATGCTGGTACTATTGACTATAAGACGGGTAGAGTTTCACTGAAGTTCGATGTAGTAGATTATACAGGTAATTTCGTGACTATATTTGGTCGTACTAGAAGAAATGATCTTATAGTATCTGAAAACAGATTTCTTGTAGTTGATCCTCGTGATGTTGAAATCAATATGATTCCAGGTAGAACTTAATGACTGATTTCTATCAAATATCCCATCTGATTAAATCACAGTTCCCTGAATTTTACCGAGAAGAAGGACCAGAACTTCTTACTTTCGTAGAAGAATATTACAAGTGGTTTGAAGAAGAAGGTGGACTTGAAAAATCAAGAAAATTACTTACCAATAGAGATATTGATGAAACACTTGATGAGTTTTTGAGGTTTTTTCGCCGGAAATATATGGCACAACTTCCAGATTCTCTTATTGCAGACAAAAGAGAACTTCAGAAACATATTCTTGATCTATACAGATCAAAAGGATCTGAAGCGGGTTTAAGACTACTATTCCGAATTCTATATGATGAAAATATTGAAATTTATATTCCATCATATGATATTTTAAAAGCTTCAGATGGAATTTGGATAGAAGAAGAATATATTGAGATTTCTTCTACTCCTCTATTCAATGATTTCAATAATAAAAGAATAGAAGGATTTGATTCAGGGGCTTTTGCTTTCGTTGATCGTATTGAAAAAAGAGTAATAAAAGATAAAAATATATTTCTACTGTTCGTCACTAATATTAATGGAGAATTTGTGCCTAATGAAAGAATATTTTTTGAAGATGCTGATTTTTCACTATGTCCATTTATTTTAGGTTCTCCTGAAACTCTTGAAATCACTTCAATTTCTTCAGAATATAATATCGGGGATGAAGTTGTTGGAACTACAGGTTCAGGTGATGAAATTAAAGCTGTAATTGCTGATACAGAAATAGGTCGAGGCATCATTGAATTTGCTATCAATGAAGGTGGTAACGGATATTCTATTGGAACAGAATTAACTGTTACGACCGGAGCAAATACTACAGGTTCTGGTGCTGCTGCTTTTGTTTCTAATATCATTCCTCTTTTCACTTACGAATATAATGATGATTTAATTGAACCTTATTTAGATGTTCCACTTGATTCATCTGAATTTGCTCATTCCAATACAGATAGCTCTCTACTAGGTCAAGCTAATCTGGACACGATTATTTCTAATGCTCTTCTATTTGAAACTATTCAACTAGGTAAAATTTCAGAAATAACAGTGACCAATCCTGGTATAAATTACGATGGTAGTGTTACAGTAACAGCATATGATCCTTTCTATGGGCCATTGAATATAATTGATGGTTCGGGAGGTTTTCTTGGACAGAATGCAGATCTTTCTGGCACTGCCGTTATTGGAGAAATTGTCACTGATCTACGTATTATTAATTCAGGTTTTGGTTACAGACTAGAAAACATTCGTCTGGAAGGAAATGGAACACCGATAATGGCAGACGTTATTCTTGGTGATGTTGGTTTCATAGAGGGTTTCTGGAAAAATACTCAGGGGTTCTTAAATGCTGATAAATATATTCAAGATAGTTTTTTCTATCAAGAATATTCATATGAAATAGGTTCTTCCAGATCTCTTGATAAATATATTGACGTCCTGAAAGCAACTACACATCCAACAGGTAATGAAGTGTTTAGTAGAGGTATAGCTATTTCAAGTAATGATTACAGACCTGAATTGATTTCATTTAATATAGAGCAGAACCCTTAATGTCCGCATTTCTGAAAAATTTCAATAACTTAATTATTGATAAACTAGTAGAAGATTTTGATTCTAATACTACTAATTACTATGTATTTGGTGGTAAATTCAAAAAGTGGGAAGATGATGAGCTACCACCAGATGCTAATTTATCTCTTCAAACATCTGAATTCGAAGTCCGTAATGATCTTTTATTTGGTAAAAAAATAGGTTCTACAGATACTGCCAAGTTAATTCGAAAAATTGAATGGACATCCAATACAGTATATGACTTTTATGACCATAGAGATCCCGCACTTCTCAGTAAAGACTTCTATGTAGTCAATTCTGCAAATAATGTCTATAAATGTCTGTTTAATAATTCTGGCGAACCTTCTGTAAATGAGCCAGCTTATGTTGGTAATAACACTGTGACTACAGCTGATGGGTATATTTGGAAATATATGTATTCAATTGAACCTTCTGCTGCTACTGAATTTGCTACAGCTGATTTCATTCCAATTTCACCAAATACAGATATTGTTACCTCTGCAGTGGGTGGTACTATTGAAGTCATTGCAGTTGATAACGGTGGTTCTGATTATCAAGTCTACAATACAGGAACTATTCAGACTGTAGTTTCTAATACTGTTTTCCGAATTGATAACTCTGCTTCTTCTACGAATAATATCTACACTACAGGTGCTGTTTATATCGAAACAGGAACTGGCGCAGGATCTATTTCTGAAATTGTGAATTACGTTTCTAATACTAGTGGGAAATTTATCACTACATCTGATGATCTTACACTAGATACTACATCTGAATATGTTATTTCACCAAGAGTAGTAGTTGAAGGTGATGGTTCTGGTATTATTGCTTATTCTACAGTTGATCTTGATCAAGGTATTGTAGATAAAATATTCGTGCAAAATACAGGTTCGGACTATACATTTGCAGATATAGAAATAGTTGCTAATACTATTCATGGTACTGGTGCAACCGCATCTGCAATTATTTCACCACTTAGAGGGCATGGTTCAGATCCAGCTAATGAACTTGGTGCTGAACAACTTGCACTAACTATTAACTTCACTGAAACAGAGTCAAATACAATTCCCAGTGATATTCCATTCAGACAGGCTGGAATTATCAGAGGTGCAGAGAATTTCTCTAATACTGATCTATATGAAGGATCGACATTTAATCACACAGTGAAGTTTGATACTGACTATATTGCTAGTACTCCATTTGGAAATAATGAAATCATTACAGGATCTGTTTCAGGTGCTGAGGCCGAAGTGATCAAAGCTGATCTAGACGAGTGCAAAGCACAGATGATTTCAACTACATCTTTCATATCGGGTGAAACTGTTATATCAGAAAATACAGGAATTCAAGCAGTTTCAACAAATTTCACTGGAAGAGATATAAATAAATTAACGGGTGAAATTCTTTATTACACTAATTTTTCACCGTTGACAAGACAAGAACTTTCATCTGAAACTATCAAATTGATTATCAGGATTTAATTACATATGAGCGAACTAAAAACCGATCTAAACGTAGCTCCTTATTACGATGACTATGATGAAGATAAACAGTTCTATAGAATTCTGTTCAACCCTCGGAGAGCAGTGCAAGCTCGTGAGTTAACACAGATTCAAACAATTCTGCAAAATCAGGTATCCCGTTTTGGTGATCATATCTTCAAACAAGGTTCTGTTGTAGACGGTTGTTCTGTTTCTTATGAATCCAGATTTGATTACGTTCATGTCGTAGATGATTTTGATGATTCAGAGCTTAATACTGCATCTGGTGTTACTCGTGAAATGCTCATCACAAATTCTACTAATTCTAATAATGCTGTTCGTGCGGTTTCAATTATTTCTAAAGATGGTTTCGTCAGTAATTTTCCTGAGACTAATAGATTTTATCTTCGTTATCTTTCTACTGGTAAAGATAACCTTGGTGAAGATCAATTACGTTTTCAGAGTGGTGAAAAGTTATATATCTACAATAATGAACAAAGTAAACTTGGAACACTTGACGCAAATAATCTTATCACTTCTATTGATGCAGTTTCATCTAATGCTATTGGTCAAGGTTATGGTATTACAGTTTCTGATGGTATTATTTACCAAAAAGGGCATTTTCTAAAAGTAGATAAACAGACAATTACTGTTAAAGACTTCGATAGAAATGTTGATGACTATGTAGTTGGTTTCCAGAGTGAAGAAAGTATTGTTAATTCTTCTCAAGATGTTTCACTTAAAGATCAAGCTGCTGGTTTTTCTAATCTTAATGCACCTGGTGCTGATCGACTTAAACTCACACCTGTATTACAAGTTTATTCTAACCAAGAAATAACAGACCTTGGTATTGATGATTTCTTCACTCTAGTTGAATTCGGTGAAGATGAACCAACGCAACAGAATAATGATACTATCTATAATAGACTTGGTGATGAATTTGCTCGACGAACATATGAACAAGCTGGTAACTATTTCATCAAACCTCTCCAAATTGAAGCAGTATCAGCACGATCAAATACAGAAAACTTCTTTTCATATCAAGTATCACCAGGTATTACTTACGTAAATGGATATCGTGTCGAATTCGTTGGTGCTAATCGAGTAAATACTCGAAGAGGACTAGATACTGAAGTTTCACAAAATCAGATCATTACTGCAAACTACGGAAAATATGTAGATTGTAATGAAGTAGTAGGTGCATTTGAATTATCAGAACTAGCAGAAGTTCTGATCTATGATCAAGCACAAGAAAGTATTACCGATTATGAAGGTGTAGATTCAGCACCTTCTGGTACACTAGTAGGTCGAGCAAATATTAAGTCTGTTATTCATAATACTGGAACTAAAGGTAAACCAGATGCTCGTTATCTAGTATATCTTTTTAATGTCCGCATGGAAAGTGGAAGAAGTTTTAGTACTGATGCTAAGAGTTTCTATTCATCTTCACCACGTTTATTTAAAGCAGATATTATTCTAGAAAATAATAGAGCGGTTATTAAAGAACTGTCTAAACAAAGTCTAATTTTTAATACTGGTCTAAATGGTATCAGAAGATTTACTGATGGGGACGGGGTAAATGACACTTCATATACATATCGACAGACTTCCACGGCAACACTTCAATCAAATGGGTTTGTTACTTTTACATTGAATACACCAGCTCCTGGTGCACAAGAAAGTCTTCCATTTTCTCCAGGTACATTATCTGATTCTGCAGAACGTGAATTCAATATTATTCTAAGTGCAAATGCTTTTTCTGCAAACTCTTCCGGTACTTTGAATATTGTTGCATCAAATACAACTATTATTGGTTCAGGTACAGATTTTGCTAATGAATACAGTAATAATGATTTAATTCGTATTAATGTAGATGGATCTTCTTTTTCTATTCATAGAATTGAAGAAGTGGTGAATAGTTCGGTAATTATTATTGATACTGCCGTCGGTACTGCTAACTCTGCAGCTAATTATCAGAAGTATTTCGTTTCAGGTACATATTTTGATCTAGATGGCGCTTCAAACAATATCAATGTTCTTAGCAATACGCAGTTTTCTGTTTCAACTACACTTACACTCGATTCAGGTACACAGACTGTAATTGGACAATATCCTGTTTCAAGAAATCTTGCTGTTCCAGCATCAAAAAATGTTAGAAAAGACAGACTTGTTAAGATTGATTGTTCTAACAACGTGAATACGAATTCAGGACCTTGGAATCTTGGTTTCTCTGATATTCATAAAATCAAGAATATCTGGGTTGGTTCTACTTATGCTAATACAAATCCAGATCGAGTAGATTGGTTTGTTCTTGATAATGGTCAGAGGGATGATCATTATGAACATGGGCGTCTAATTGTTAAACCAGAACACGCAGGTAAAATATCTACAGCTTCCAGACTATTAGTGAATATTGACCACTTTGAAGCTAATACTTCTGCTGGTGTAGGTTTCTTTACTGTTGATTCATATCCTATTGATGATGTTGATACAGCAAATACTACTGCTATTCAAACAGCAGAAATTCCTCGTTATACTTCCACTGATGGTAAAAACTTTGATCTACGAAATGTAGTGGATTTCCGTCCTAGAAAATTCAATACTGCATCTTCAGTGTCTACAACTGATCCCGCTAATACAAGCATTTCAGTAAATCCAGTATCATCTAATAACAGTTTTAATACTGCTTCTGGTGGACAATATCTAGCAGAAGTTGATTCTCGTTTCAGAGCTGATATTGAATATTTCCTCCCACGTTTTGATGTTGTTACTCTTTCTGCAGACGGTGAACTTTCTGTATCTGAGGGTGAACCAGAAGTAGAACCAAGAGTACCTTTTTCTGAAAATGACGTAACACCAATCGGTACAGTATATGTTCCTCCCTTTCCTTCATTAACACAACGAGAATCAGAACAATTCAAGCGTCCTGATCTTGGTGTTCGTATTCGTTTGGAAGGAAATAAACGCTATACAATGAAAATGATTGGACAGCTTGAAAAACGTATTGAACGTCTTGAATATTACACTGTCTTGAATGCACTAGAACAGAAAGCCCGTGATCTTAATGTTCCTGATGCAAATGGACTAGACCGTTTCAAAAATGGTATTTTTGCTGATCCGTTCAATTCTCACTCTATTGGTCGTATCAATGACTTTGAATATAAAATTGCTATTGATGCTGATAAAGGTGAAGCTCGTCCATTTTTCAAAAAACATTCAGTGGACTTCGTATTCAATGCTAATAATTCTTCAGGTGTAGTCAAAACTGGTCCATATATTACACGGCCATATACTAATGAACTCTTTATTCAGCAAAAATTTGCCACAGAATTTAGAAATGCTACAGAAGTAGAATGGCAATGGAATGGTTCTGTTAATCTATATCCAGATAATGATTATTTTCAGGATGAAAGTGTTGCTCCAAATATCAACGTAGATCTTGATCTTGCAGCACCTTGGGAAGCTTTTGCTAATTCTCCATTTGGCCAACAGTTTGGTGACTGGAGAACATTAGCAGAAAATGTTAGAACTGATACTAGAGTAAATAGTGGTGTTCGAAGAGGTTTTATTGGCCAACAAGGTGATGAAACCACAACTACTACAACTACTACAACTACACAAAATCGTATTGTAAATGAAATGAATGTCAATACTATAACTGAGAGATTTGATCTTGGTTCATATGTATCTGACTTCTCTATTCAACCATATATACGTTCACGGGAAGTTGCTTTTGTAGTAACTTCAATGAAACCAAATACTCGTATGTATTTTCAGTTTGATGGTGATCCAGTAGATGAATTTTGTGCTCCAGGTACTCGTTCTGGTATCGAAGAAGTAGAATCAGGACGTGAAGATCGTATTGTTGAACGAACAGGTAATTTTGGAGATCCTATTTTCTCTGATGAAAACGGACAAGTTGTAGGTAAATTCCGTATTCCATCTGGGCAATTCCGTGTTGGTGACAGAATGTTTACTGTTTCTAATGTGGATGATCCCATTTTTGGTGCTGATGCTGCTGTTACTAAAGCTTCTGGTGTATATTCTGCTTCTAATGTATCAGTGACCAAACAAGCATCTACACTTACAACTCGTCAACCAAGACTAGTATTCAACTCTTCTAGAGAAAATAGAACATTAACGAATGTCGATACAAGAACAACATTCGTGCCTTGGCCGCCACCACCGCCACCACCAAGACAACAAGACACTGGCGATGGCGATGGCGGTCCACCAGAAGCAGGAGAATTTGGTGGTCCAGGTTTATCTGATTATGGTGGTGAACCATTTGCCCAATCAATTCTTGTTCGTGTTCCAGAAAGAACTACAGGAACCTTTGTAAGTCAACTTGGACTGTATTTCCGCTCTAAAGACCAAAATCTTGGTGTGACAATTTATGTTATGGAAATGCGTGCTGGTTTTCCTGATATTAATAATGTTCTTGGGACTGCATATCTGACACCTGATCAAATCAATGCGCCCGGTGATAATACACAGGTAGAAACAGTATTTACTTTTGATTATCCTATATTCTTGTCTGCCAATAAGTATTATGCTTTCATGATTCATCCTGACGCAGATTCACCAGAATATAGTCTATGGTTTTCAGGTATTGGTGGATTTGATGTTGAAAGTGGACAGCAAGTATTCAAGAATCCTTATATTGGTACTGCATTCCAGTCTGCAAACCAGTATTCATGGACTGCTCTACCAGAAAAAGATGTGAAATTCAACCTATATAGAGCTAACTTCACTGTGGGTTCAGGTACTGCTATCTTTGAAAATGAAGATGATGAATATATCCGCGTAGATGGATTTACTAGATCAAATAATAATCTATCAATACAAACTGGACAAGTTGTTTATACAGTAAATGCTGCTGCTAATACAGTAATGACCTCTAATACAGATCCATTTGGTATTATTCAGTTGATAGATGAAGCTGATGGTTATCTAGAACTCGATAGTTCTAGAGGGGGATTTACTACTAATACTGAGATTAGAATTTATAATGTTAACAATGAGTCTGATACTGGACAGATTACTGCAAATAATCTTGTAGCATCTGCAACTATTGAGGAAATTCTCAATCTTCCATGTCACGGAATAGTACCTCGTTTTTCTACTATCAAACCAGACCGAACTACACTGTCATATGGTTTCAAAGGTACTGATTCTACAGGTCTATTAGATGGAACGGCTCGTAAGGTTCAGAATCATATTGAAACAGAATTTACTGTCAAAGAACGCTTTGCATATTCTAAATCTAATGAAGATGGTAATAAATCAAGTATCTTTAATGTGAATTTTTCTAATTCGTCCAGTTATGTTTCTCCCGTTATTGATATGGGACGTAAATCAGCAATATTCATTGAGAATATTATCAATAATGATGCTGACGACGAGCATACTCGTTATGGAAATGCTGTAACTAAATATGTGTCTAAGGTTGCATTACTTGCTGATGGACAAGAAGCCGAGGATATGAAACTATTTTTGACTGCATATAGACCTGTAGACACTGATATTAAAGTCTATGTGAAATTCCAGAATGGTGAGGATGGTGATCCATTTAATGATAAAGTTTGGACAGAACTAGATTATTCTAATGGATCTGAATTTGTATTCTCTAATCCAAATGATACTGCAGATTATATAGAATATGAATTTGATTTGCCTTCATCTGCACCTGTGTCAAATGCAGCATTCCGTAATCCTTCTACTGGAGTAGTCGAGTATACTCGCGAAGATGGTGCTAGATTTACTACATTTAAATCATATTCAATCAAAGTAGTGTTACTTTCTACTAATCCAGTGAGAGTTCCACGATTGAATGATCTGCGTGCTCTTTGTCTACAAGCGTAAGGATTATTATGAACACTAAAACTACAGACGGTTTTGTCCGACAACCAGATAACCCCGGTGCTGCTATGAATACAGATCACCGGGGTCTGGAAGCATATAAAAAACGTAAACAACGTGAGAATGAAATAAATAAATTAAAAGAAGATATAGACGAAATCAAGTCTCTATTACAAAAGTTAGTCAAGGATAAACAATGACTATTAATATCTCCGAATTAGTCGCTAATACAAATACTTTTGGTGATTGGTTATTTAGAACTAATGAAATAGTCAATGCATTTGCAAATAATGCAGTGACTAATGTGAATCCTGTTTCGGGTAATGTAGTCATTCAAGGTAATTTTGAAGCAGATGATGTGTATTTCACTAGAATTTATGGTGGTGCTATTGGTAACACTGCTCCAGTTGAAATTGCATCTAACACTACTTTTTCTGCAAATGTAGCTTTCACAGGCAATACAGTCACTCTTGGTGTTCTTTCTAGATACACAGCAACAGGTGCTAATACTAGTCACTTTACACTGGCTGCAAATACTGCCACAGGACGACTAAGATTCGTCAAAGGTGCTTTACTAGATGAATCCAATGAAGGTAATTTCACTGTCACTCAATTTATTCAAGCAAATACGGTTTATGCAGTAAATATTTCTGGCGGTACTCAAGCAGCTCCAAATACAGTCACTATAACTTCAGAAGCTGAATTCTCTAATACTACTAACTATTCAGGTACTGTAACTGTTAATAATGATGTATTTACAATTAATACACTGGACTATGATTTAAGCTCTAATACAATTGATGTAACTGGAACTACAGGTAATTTCACTTTCACTTCTCTTACTTTCACTGATTCTAATATTATAAGTTCTAATTCTACCATGACCTTTCCTGTAGATTCTGATTTGGTTATCGAGGGAATGACCGGACCAAATAATGTCAGAGACTCGATAAATACACTTAAACAAGAAGTAATTTCTTTCGCTATCGCATTGGGCTAACGCTAGGATAACAATAAATGAGTTTTAAAAGATTCACAAGTAGAGATGTAGGAACTGTACCAGTAAATGTAGGTGCTTATACGGTACCTGCTAATACAGTTTCAACATTGATCGGAATGACCGTAGCAAATGTGTCAAACAATGCTATCGAAGCATCGGTATTTCATAGAGATACAAGCTCTAATGATACATACTTAGTATTCAATGCACCATTACCTATTGGATCTTCTGTAGTTGCAGTTGGTGGTTCACAGAAAGTTGTTTTGGAGACAGGTGATCAAATATTCGTTGAAACGTCTGCCAATAATTCCGCCGATGTTATCATGTCACTACTAGAGGTTGATGAATGAGTAATATTGGTAATAAAAATACTCCTGTACCTATTACGTCTGATCAATTACAGAACGGGTTGGTGACTGAAGCTAAATTGTCTGAAGGTGCTGTTACAGAAACTAAAATCAGCAATAATCAAGTATCAGAAGTAAAACTAGCAAATAATGCAGTCACTTCTTCAAAACTAGCGAATAACGCAGTCACTTCTTCAAAATTAGCAAATAATATTTCTATTGATGCTCTCCAAACTGTTGATTTTACAGCTTCTAAAATATTAGCTGGAGATGAAGTCTCTTCAATTGCTGCTAATCTTAAATGGGCAGCACCTTCTGATTTCTATATAGAAAATACTGGTTTAAGCACTGTAACAACTATTCATAAAAAAATGAAACGTTGTATTCTAAATCTAGACGGCTCTGTTAATTATTATCTTGATCCCAATGATTCTACAAAAAAAGAAGATGGTTCCTCTGCCAATCTAGACGGTACTGATGGTTATGTAATGGTAGAAATACCAAAGTTTTATTATTCGTATGATAGAACCAANAACGTGAT